TTAACTTTAAACTGGTATAAAGATATAATAATTATATTTCTAAAACAACTTTTTCTTAAGTTATTTTTTAGTTATACCCATAATTTATATTCATTATAAATAAGAAAGGCTAGAATAGAAGAATCTGTTCGCCTTCATTCACTTGAGAAGTAATAACTTGCTTTATTTGAAGTAATTCATACACCCATTCATCAATAGAATCTTTGGCTACAAACCTGTAAACATTCACACAATTCTTTTGTCCTATCCTGTGAAGACGATCAACCCCTTGAGATAAGGAGGAGGGTGTCCAAGGAGGCTCCAGAAGTCCAACATGAGAGGAAGCAGTCAATGTAATTCCTACCCCACCAGCTTCATAATTCAACACTATCAGCTTTGTGTCTGGGTTAGTTTGGAAGTCATCAACAGTCTTTTGTCTCTCTTCTACTTTTACATCTCCTGTGATCTTGTTACATTGAAAGTATTCTGAAATGAGATTAATAACATTGGTATGAACTCCAAAGAGAACTAATTTTTCACCTGATTCAAGAAAACTCTCTACCCATTCTATAATATCATCTACTTTCCCTTCTATACTCAACCTACGTAGATGACCAAGTTTTACTAACTGTTCTGCCTTTTCTACAGTTCTTAGTATATTAATAATATGTCTCTTCTTAATCTTTTTCTTTTCTTCTTCAGACAAACCCTTTAAATCTTTCTTTTTTTCTACATCTTGATGTGCCAGCTTTTCAATATACGTAAGAAAGTCTTGTTCTGCCTCTTTGTACTTCTTCTTATTTGAAAGGTTGATCTCAAGGAGCTGATACTGTTTGTCAGGTAGTTCTTTAAGTACATCTTTCTTACTTCTTCTTATGTAACAGCTTCTTCTCATTCTTTCATGAAGTTCTTCTAAATTAGATGAACCTGAAATATTCCAACCAAAACGATCTCTGAAAGCTCCACAATATCTAGTTACAAAGTTCATCCAGCCTCCAAAGTCTCTATCTAACACACCAAGCAAAGAAAGCTGAGGGATAAGTTCAGAGGGCTTATTAGGTGAAGATGTTCCTGTTAACTCCATTATGTAAGGTGGATCTGTCTTGTTAACAATCTTTGTAACACACTTTGTTCTTTGTGCTTGAGTAGATTTTAATAAATGTGATTCATCTATTATGATTGTTCTCCACGGAATTGTAATTAATTTTTCAAGAAACTTCTTTGTGTTGTTATAATTCATCACAATCACTTCAAACTGTTCTGGAAACTCAGAATCAAAGTAAACAGGCTTAACATCAAAGTTCACCCATGACTGAAACTCTCTAACCCAGTTTGGGATAAGAGTATTGATACAAATTACAAGTACAGGAAGTTCATGAGTTGATTGAGTTACTCCAATAGCTTCAATGGTTTTACCTAACCCTTGTTCATCTCCAATCAACACACGTTTATTTATGACAGCATACTCTATTCCAGCTCTTTGAAACGATCTTAACTCTCCTTTGAGTTCAAAGACTTGAAAGTCACTATCCTGAGCTTGGGATAGGAGGAGATTCTTATCTTGTTGAATAGATAGCTGCTTAACTGAATCAATTAGAATTAAGGCAGACTCTTGTATTTCAAATTCTTGATCTTTAAGAAAGTCTAAAACTTCTTCTAGGTTATCTTGACATAAACTTATAACCCATTCTTTCTTTGCTGGCTTGTACTCTTTTCTCTTGATTGGAGATAGAGCTTGAACAATGAACTTGTCATAAGGGAATGACAATACAAGTTTGTTTTTTCGTTCGAGGGCTGTTTTCAACATGGTGGCTTAACTTTATTGAACAAACTTGGAGTTACATGAGTATAGATTTCTGTAGTCTTTGAACTCTTGTGGCTTAGAAGTATTCTGGTTCATAGAACTTGTACAATTCAATAGATTCACCTAACAGTTATGTTTATGCATGTGTTAGCAATCAGTTTGCCCACCAAGTTTTACACTTTTTACAAGCATACGAATTTTTAGTTAAAAAATTAATAATTATTGCAAATTTGCTCTTGCTTTTAATATTTGGGGTTCTGTTAATTTTACAACTCCTTCAATTATCACACATATTTTATGGCATTCATCGCAAACTGGAATGCCTTTTATTATCATATCGTCAGATAACTTGTAAGTTGCATTGCAGCATTTTGATTTCGTTTCCATTGTTATTCTTTTATTTTAATTAAAAAATCTTTTTTGCCTACGCTCTAAAAAAATAAATAAAAAAATAATTGCATAATAAATGAAATGTGTTATCGGTAAAAATCAATAACCAAATCGTAATTGCAAAAGGTCTTTCAGGTAAAAACCCAAAATTTGAAATGTCTTTAACTCGGTTTCTGTATTTCAAAAAATATGCAACAATATTAGTTTTGTCAAAAAGAAAATGGCTTGCTCCAATACCAATTACAGCTTTCCAATTCGTTATTAAAAGAAATGGTAAAGCATAGGTTATACAATGGAATGTGCAGTAAATCCATCCCTTTAAAGTATTTTTCTTTTTATTTAAAGCCACATAGTCATTTTGAACTATGAAATCTCCGAATAAGTGTAATAATAATTGTTCCATATTTTTATTTATTAGTTTCGATTAATTTTAAAGCCATTTCCCATCCTTTTTCAGTAGGTTCAAATCTTGCAATTGGTGAGTAAAATTTTGCATTGTCAGAGAAATGCGGGTCAACTAATTTTTGTTTCTTTAGTTGTTGCATTGTTACATTTTCAAAAAGCAAAATTTTATTACCCTCGTAATTTTTGCAATCGGGGTAATTTACTGCAATTAATAAATATTTACCAATTGATTTTTCCCTAAATATTTTGTAATTATTTGGGTTTGGATTTGGTAATTGTTTATACACAATTTTTTCTTGAATAATAGTTCTTGAACTATCAGAACAAGAACTTGAAAACGGACTTAATCCCATCGCTAAAAGTTTTATTAATTATTACTGTTGTGTTTCATTTCATCATTTCGTTTGCACCAGTTACTACACCGCCATCGTTATAAAACAGTTTGCTCATCAATAAAATATTTGCAATTCTGTTCGGTATTCATCTCTTTAAATCTACATTCTGCTTTAAATCGGCATTGGTCGCAAACCGATTTTATAACATTTGCTTTACTCAATTTTTTAACCTGCCTTATCCTATCATTTATCGTTCCTACTATTTCATTAAGGTTAAATGATATTCCCTCTCCGTATTCGGCAGTTGCAAACTCATTTTTTATTTGTTCTAAAAATTCTATTTCTGTTTTCATATTTTCGGTATCTAATCGGTTAAAAAACTAAGTAAAGCAAGTCAACGTTAAGTGCAATTTGATTTTTGCCATTTGGCGAATTTGCGTTTTGCATTCTTATCGTTTATTGCGTAACATTTGAATATGCACTCCGTCCTTAACATTTTCGTAGTAGAAAATTCGCCAGAAGAATTAAAAAAATATGCTTTCGTTCCTGTTGGCTGATATTCTCTTGGGGGCAAATAAAGTATCGGCTTTTCTTTTGGGTCGAAATTCATTAGTGCCTCTCTTTCATTTTCTGGTAGCATCATTGCCCCCATAATTCCGAGTGCTGATAACATTGCTTGTTTTTTCATTTTACTCATAGCATATTTTTTTAATTAATGGCAAAATCAAACTGACACTTAACATAGCATTGGTCAATATGCCTTTGCCGTTTTTATTTTTAGGGAAGCAAAGGCACATCGCCAATGCTCGTCCGTTAGCGGAAATAAAAATGGGCTATTGGGCTTCATCGTTCCTATTATCCATTTCCTCACGCACTTTATTATTGTGTAAAATTGCTTCTTGTAAAAGTTCCTCACCAACAACTTTACCCCACTCCTTATCATCGCTTTCATTGCCTTCAATTATGTATGCACCAAAAAAACTTTCACTAATTGGCTTTATTGGTTGGTAGCCAAGTTCAGACATTTTATCGGCAACGAAATCCACCCAGCCATTCGCACCCGCCCAGCTCTTTTCGCTTTTTAAATAATCCTTTCCGTATTTTACAAGAAGCAATTTTACATCTTCTTTGAATTGCTCTTGCGTTTTTCCGAAATGGATAAATAGGTGATAACTCCAATCTTCATACCATCCCCATCCCAATTCAAAGAGCATTGGAGTTAGCCCATTTTTACTATCCGCTAACACTAAATTTGAAACCATATTTTTAGTGGCGGTTTCTGCTGTGTTGTTAATTTCGTTTTCCATATTTACTTTTATCTGTTAATTAAAATTCGTGTTCCAAATGCCACTAAAAAAACGGATCAAATTCCGCAACGTTATGTGCCATTAAAACGTGCTTCACGCTCAAAGCTGACACACCACATAACATAATACGGATAAAATCCCTACCGATATAAGTAATAAAATTAACCCGCCAACGCTCGCTTAACAAGTTCCTCATTCGTTATTTCTTTTCGTTTAGTAAAGTATTTCAACTCGTCCCAGCTTCTTATAAAATGGAACTTTCTGAATGATGGGAATAGGTGCTTTTCTTTTAACGCTTTCCCATCATAGGCAGCATCGTACAGGTAGTTGTTTACTTCTACTACCCAAAACTTTTTGAATTTTTCTGTTTTCATTTCATCTTTTAGTTTAAAACAGTGCTATTTTCACCATTAACAAACATTAAAACGCCACTTCGTTATTGCTAACAATAAGATATCAATAATTCAAATTTTTCACTATTGATGATCTTGTCAAAGAACTAATGGGTAAATATAATTATTATATTTCTATTATCAAATAAATACTTAATCTCTTATATCTTCATCCCATATTTCTTGATTCTTATAATCAGCCAAAATATCTGCAACTTCATTCCCATACAAGTCAGCATGAGACTTACACCACTTAAATTGAATATGACCACCAAAGAACTTACGATATTCATCTAGAAAACGAGTCCAGAGATCAGCATTTTTTCTACTAATCCAACAATCTTCTTCCCATTGCCAAACCCAGCCATAATTAATAGAATTAACTGTATATTCAGAATCACAATAGACAATTATGTCTACACCAATCTTGTCTTCTATTAACTGGAATGCATGAATGATTGCTCTAAGCTCCATTCTAGAAATAGTAGTACCATAATAACCCTTCTGAAAGAAGATTTCACTCTCTCCTCTTTTTATATAACAGCCCACTCCACCTTTCTGAAGTTTATAATTACAAGACCCATCTGTCCAAATTTCAATCATCTTCTTTATCTATTCCAAATAATTTATCTATATCGTAGATACGTGTAACATGTAGATTTGAAAACTAATACACACATAAAACTAAATTTGATTACAAAGTTGAAGATAAATCCCTCCTGATGATTTATCATAGAAGAATGGTCGATGATGTAAAGATCTTAACTGTTTTACAGTTTCTTTACCAAAGTAATCATTCCATTCTGTAATGACTTTTACACATCTCTTAACAGGTTCATAGAACTTGTGTTGGTGCAGATGACCAGAATAAGAAGATTTGTAGCCTAGTATTCTAGCAAACCCTTTACAAGATAGTGAAACATCAAGATTAGCATTTTTAAATTTGAAGAGATTAAGGGCAGATTCAGCTTTTTGTTCTATTGAGCCATCTATGATCACAGAATACACATGGTTCAAAGAACCATTAATGTACTCCTTGGTGTACTTCGGCATAGTGGTTGTAACAGTAGAAGTAGCTTTTTCTTGCCTCTTAAATGAATTAAAGACCAGTAATCTATCTAGTTCATCCCAGACATAGTCAATTTCTGTATCTGAGACTTTTAATATTCTAAAATTATTTCGTCTCTCTATTGTCTCTTCTTTTCTTTTAAATGAATAAGTATAGCCAAGACTTTTCCATAGACAATCATATGAAACTAGTGCATATCCATTCTTATAAAGTCGAATATAACCAAGTTGGGAAAGTTTCTTGAGTTTTGGCCAAAACTGAGAATGATGACAATTTAAACTAGAAAGACTCCCTTTAGATAAGTAGCCATTAGTAGATTGTTTCTTGAGCTGGTACCAAAACTTAACTAGAGTGAGGAGTTTCTTCTCTCTACATACTTTAGTAAGTCCATGTGGAAACTTAAGAGTCACACTGCCAAATATGAAGACCACTTTATGTCATGAGAATACTCTCTCCGAATTAATGGGAGAGACATGATCTTAGTCAAGATTGTTTGTTTTTGAGCTTCAATGTTCCCATAATTTAACATTGCTGATTGTTGATGAAAGTAAGTTGAAACATCTCTGCCTGTAAGAGTATGTTTCTTGAGTAAGCCTTCAGCTGGGACAAACTTGTCAAAAGCAAACAATTCATTAGTGTCAATGATATGAATTAATGAAATGCCTGTAGATGCCACGAAGGCATACAAGGTTTCTGGATTATTGATCATATAGGGTTATTATTTTTGTTTTCTCTTTTCTTTGCTTCTCTAATATAGTCTTGACCATGTTTCTTGAAGTCTTGTTTTGAGATGTCTTTGAAGTACTTCTCTTTTTGTTCAACTGGCATAGAAGCAAAGCTTCCGAAATTAAAACCAACTGGACCTGAGATGTCAATGTGATCTAGAGTACCTCCACATTCACAAAGTAATTCTTCTCCTAGCTTATTTTCATAAATTAATACCCCTAGCTTGTTTACTTTCATAAAAAAGTTAGAGTGATCATATTCTCTTTGACAAGTTATACACTTAAAGTTTGCCATTAGCTACATTCTTTCTTAATTTATCAATCAATGATTTCGGAGGCTTAGTAAAGATACACTGAATCTTTTTTGAAGTGTCAATGTCAAATCTTTTACTATCTTGTTCCCAATAGTGGTCTTTTAAGGCTTTAGATAACTTGAACTCAATGAATGTTGAAGCTTTCTGTCTAGCTTGAGCTACTGATTCTACTGTTAAGTCTCTGCTAGCTCCAATATGAAAAGCTTTTAGACCAGTTTTTGTAGCAAACTTACCACAAAGAATAAATATCATTCTCTTTCCACCATCAAGAGAAACTTCAGACATGTAGTCTTTAGTCTCTCTACCTTTTTTAGTTTGAGTTTTCATATGTTATTTAAAATTACGTCTACAGTACTCAGCCATTAATAACCCATCAACAAAGCCTTCGTCGGGCTTTGTACATCTTTTTGTTCTTAACAAATTTTGATTTGGGAATAGTCTCTGGACTGCAAAAAGACTCATTGTCTTTGTGTCATTTCCACCTTCTCTTTTAATAACTGGGACTCCTTGATGCATGAGTTTTTGCCAGGTTTTTGGAGTCACTTTAGTAAAAGGCATATCAAGAAAACTTAGAGCTGATTCAATGGCACATAAGCCATAACCAAAACTAAAATTTGCTTTGGCAGATACTCCAGGAAGACTGTGAACATCTTCTAGAACTGTATGTACAATACCAAGACTATTAAAGTCAGTTAATATCTCTCTTAATTTTTTAAAATCATAAAGTTCACCAAGAAGTGGCATAGGTGACCAGATAATCTCTTGATCCTCTGAGATCACTACAATTGAACCTAATTTGCCAGGGTCACAGCCTATGAAATATTTCATACTCAATCTATTAGTATTAATTCTTCTTTTGTATGTGGATGACTACAATAAGAGCATTCATATAAGTCTGGATGATCTGGCTTCATAGCATCACTTTCATAAACAGAATGACCACATTCTTTACAATAACCAATAGGTTCTAAGGTTTTTGTATTCATACTATCCGAGAATTTCGATCTCGTTTCTCTACAGTAATTAAATTATAGCCTTCATTGCTGGCAATGTTTACATGGCTGATTAACATCACGGTCTTTTTCAAACCATTTAGAGACTTAGCCATACTTTGAAAGCCTCTGCCATCCACTGAGTCTAGAATCTCATCGACAAATAATAAATCTAAACCTCCTGATGGACTTGACAAGTTTATAAGTGCTTGCTCAGTAAGCACAGTACCTAGCTCGATTCTCCCTTTCTCTCCTCCCGAACATTTATAGAAATTACCAAACACTCTTCCATTCCTTAGAACTGTAGGGGCTATTTTCTCTCTCACTGTACCATCAGCCAGTGTTTTATAGCCTTCAATCTCAACCTGGAGGTTTGATCCCATCTTCTTTAGAAAGAGATTGACATAACCTTCAATATTTTTGATAGCCTTATTTGCAAGATGGGTTCTGAATCGTTTGAAGTGTTGAACCCATTCACTCTTTACAAATCTATCATGATCAATTTCTTCTTTTTCTTTGTCCATTTCTGGAAACTCAGCTTTCAAGTTATCAATCTTGACTTGGTATGGCTCAACCTTCTCAGTTACTGTAATTTTGGATAAAAATTCAGCTGAATTAGTATGTGTAACAATAAGAGTAGTGTTTGTTTCAATCTGCGATTCAAAAGACATTATATCATTTTCTTTTTGTTTTATGGTTCTTTGAATCTTGAACATGTCTGATTCAGTACTTTGATAGCTAGTTCTTAAACCTTTAAGCTGTTTGTCATGTTCTTCGATCTTAAGATCATACTGTTTCTTTTCTTGAAGAAGAACTTGATAGTCAGCTTGATTCTCTTTCTTTTCTAGATCAAGCTGAGTAAAGGCAACTCCTAACATTTCTATCTTTTTATGGATCTTCTCTCTTTCTTCAGTAATAATAGCCATATCAGCTTCAAACTCTTTTATTTTCTTTTCAGAAACTTTAACGTCTATATCTTTACCAAGAATAAATTCATGAGTACACTTAGGGCAAGCAATTCTACCAACCAATAAATTAGATAAGTCTTGCTTTTTATGATTCAGTTCAAGATAGATCTTGTCAAGATCTTTAATCTCATCAAGATGTTCTTGTTTCTTGTCACGTAAAGCTTGTTGTTTCTTTCCAATTTCTTCTTGCTCCAACAAATTAGCTTTCTGAATTTCTTCTAGTTCATTCATCTCTTTTTCAAAAGATAAGGACTTAAAAGAGTCAATCTGTGTCTGGAGTTGGGATAGAAGTTTTTTAAATGTCTCTTCTCCTTTTTGAAGAGTGAGAATATCAGCTTTATAGACATTAATAGATTCAAGAAGTTCAACATTCTCTTCTTCTAACTTTTTTATCTTACCTTTGATTTCATCAACAGCAATCTGTGCCTCTCTTTCATGATTGACCAAAGTCTCTTTAATTAGATTCTCATAAACCTCAATCTGAGACTTATTATGTTCAATCTTTACTTCAATTCCTCGTAATCTTACATCAATCTCTTCTACTTCTCTCTGGATAATAGTATCAACACCTTCAATAAGATTGGCATTAGAGAATCTAGATATGACACCCTTCTTGTCATTATCAGATGAACGATAAAAAGAAACATACTTTTCTTTGGAAATTAAGTAGAAGTTTAGTAAGTCTTCTCGGTTAACTCCAAGAAGCTTGATTAAGAAAGTATTACCATCATTAATACTAGGAAACTTATCTTTTTGTGGAATGTCATTAATAATAACTTCTAGTTCAGAAGTCTTTTTTCTGAATAAAGTTCTACGAATTGTAAGATCTTGTTTCAGTCTGGCATTAGTAAGAGACATCTCTACAATGGCTTGTTGGGCATTGTCATTAATCATCTCTTCATCTCTCACCTTTCTTAAAAAACTACCAGTTAAAGCATAAGCACAAGCATCGATCAGAACTGACTTACCAGAGCCATTAGACTCTTGTTCTGGATCATCTAAATTTACTCCTTGAATAAGAGTAGGTTTACCTGAAACAAATTTATATTCTGTTTCAAGATGTGAACCAAGGTTCTGGACATACAATCTTAGTGGCTTCCACATGGTACAATCTCTTTCTTAAATATAATTAATTTTCCACTTCAAACAAAATATCTTTTATCTTCATATCCAGCTCTGAAACGAGTTCTGGATTGTCTTTTAATAATGCACAAACTGCATCTTTGCCTTGGCCAAGTTTAGTCTCTCCATAAGAAAACCATGAACCAGACTTCTTAATCAAATTGTGAGTCACTCCCATATCTACAATCTCTGAAAACTTATCAATCCCAACTCCATAGAGTATATCAAATTCACATTCTCTATATGGAGGAGCTACTTTATTCTTTATAACTTTGACTCGAGTTCTGTTAGATTTGGCTTGGTTGTCTCCGTCTTTGTTAGTAGTGGTTCTTGTAACCTCCATTCTTATTGAAGCATAAAACTTCAGGGCATTACCCCCTGGTGTCGTTCGTGAGTCTCCCCAGGTAACACCAATTTTATCCCTAAATTGATTAGTAAAGACCAGGATAGTTTCAGACTTTTTCGTAATACCTGTTAACTTTCTCATGGCTTGACCCATTAATCTTGCTTGAAGCCCCATCTGAGCATCTCCCATGTCTCCATTAATTTCGGCTTGTGGAGTTAGGGCTGCTACAGAATCAACAATAACCATAGCACATTCACCACTACGAATCAACTTCTCAGTTACTTCTAACCCTTGTTCTCCATTGTCTGGTTGACAGATATAAAGACGATCAAGATCAACTCCGATAGCTTCAGCATATCCAAGATTTAGAGCATGTTCAGCATCTACAAAAGCACACAAACACTCTTTGTTTGTTGCCATAGCTTCAGCTAAAGCATGTAAAGCTAAAGTAGTCTTGCCTGAACTTTCCCACCCAATAATTTCAACTATTCGACCTTTAGGGTAGCCTCCTACTCCAAGAGCTATGTCCAATGCCAGTGACCCAGAAGCAACCACCTCCATGACCTGAGGCTTTTCAGTACACTTCATAATGGTGCCTTTACCATATGTCTTATCAATATCAACTAATGCTAGCTCAAATGCTTTACCCATCTTTCAATATTGTTTTTAAATATTTCAAACCAATGTGTCTCGAGCCTAATTCATTTTGGTCACAAAATGTTTCAAACTCTTTATAAATTTGTTGTTTATCAAAGTATACTATCTCTCCAGATTCAACATCAGAGATAGCTTTTTCAACTTCCTCCTGTTTAAACTCAACATCAATCCCAACTTCTTCAAACTTGTTTGGGTCAAGAGCTTTTAGTTTAACAGGCTTGCCTGAGAATGAGAATCGGATATGATCTTTAGAGTTCTTGTATTGCCCAATTAGCTTATCAATCTCCTTAATTGAAACAATATTTGCATCAATTCTCACTTTCAAAAACTTAGGAAAGTCTAAATTAAACTCATCAAATGTAAGATCATCATTCAACACAAGAAACCCTTTATCCTGATCTTCACCAAAAGCTCTAGGATAGAGAGATCCCATATAATAGATATTCTTCCCAACTCTAGACTTGTTATGGTAATGACCTACAAAAACTGAATGAAAGCCAACAAACATTCCAAGCTTCAAACTATTAGCAACTTCTGTATTATCATTATTCTTAACTCCAGTTACTGCAACATGAGTGAACAATACATTTTCTCTTTTCTTATCCATCTTGATCTGAGGAATCCGACTTAAATATGCAGTCTCCTCCTTAAAATATGGAATAAAGTGAAGTCTATTCTTCCCAATATCTAAAAAATTATAGTCTGGAATGACTATAAAGTTAGGGTGGTATTGAAACTCTTTAAGATAGGAGAGAGTTGACTCTTGGTCAATTTTATCATGGTTTCCAGGTATAGCTATAACTTTCATTTCATGTTCTGCAAACTTCTCTAGTTGGGAACCAAAGAAACTTAAGTTTGCCAATGGTTGAGCTCTTCGAGATTCAAAGATATCACCTAAGATAAGTAAAGTATCAATCTCTCTCTCTTTACCTCCAGAAATAAGCTGAGTAGTTAAGCTATCAATAAGAGCATGATTATCTTGCTCTATATGCCAATCTGCTGTTACAATCTGAGCCATTAAACTCTCTCCTTTTTATTATTAATGATTGAGAGGCAGGGCTCTTCATCAGAGACTACCTGCCATTCTCAATCTATGCTAAATTATGTTTCTTTTTTAAAGCTTCAAGACGATCATTAGTCTTAGGAGTAGTATTCCCTTTTTCTTTTACTATAACTGGTGTCTTCTCCTTAACTTCAGCAACAGTCTTATTTGTAAGATTAGCTACTTGTTCGGCAGAAGCTTGAGAGTCATCTACTTCATCTGATTCAACTTCATCAGATTCAACTTCATCAGCTGCTTGAGAATGAGTCTTTATATAGTCTCGAATGAGATCTCTAATTTGTGGATCTAGGTAAGACTTCATAACTGTAATCTCACCTTTCAATTCAGTCTTAATATAAGCTTTCAGGGCTGTACGATCCATTTTATCAAATTCATCTCCTACTACTGGCTTAGCTATCACCTCTTTAAGATTAGATTTGGAGGGAGTTTTAGGTGCTAGTTTAGCAGGCAACTCAACTTCTTTTTCTCCTACAGGAATTTCAACTCCTGAACCTTCTTCAACTCCTTCTCCTTCAGGATAAAGATCACACATGGCATCAACTAATTCCAGAAACTCTGAACTCTGAAAGACACCATACTTCTCTCTTTCATCAACAATTTGGAGGCCAGTAACAGCTCTCTGGAAGTCTTTCTTTGTATACACATTTTTGTAAAGCTTTTCAAGAGGCTCAAGTTTGAAAAATTCCTCAACATCCTGGTCAGTCAAGGGAGTTGGGATGAGTTGAGTTGTAAACTTATCAACTTTCTGACGGTCCAGAGATACAATATAGAAGTTCTTCATGTCCTTCTGGCCTTTGGCATCTTTCTTTTCGGGGTCATAGTCGACCAAGATACAAACTCCATCATCAGCATCTGTGAATGGGTCTGTTACAATAGGTTCATTGGGACTTTCAACAGCTGCCAGAGCATTAAGTTTCTCTTTTGTTCCAGAAGTCAACTCTAGACGGCCAATAAGTCCAGTCTCATCAGCCTCAAGCTTCTTAGCATAACAAACCCAATTACTATTGATGACCATCCCTTTTCTCCAATCTAAGATTGGTGCCAGTCTTTCAGTAACCTTATCAGGAGCTTCATCCTTTAAAGTCTTCTTTACCATTTCAATGTACTCTTCAATGATGTCATTCTTTGTGCCACCATGAACTCTAGAATTAAAGACAGGTAAATTCTTGATTTCAATAACCTTACCATTATCATCTTTAATTTCTGCAGGAACCCAATGAACAGCTTTTGGATAAATCCATGACTGAGTATCAGGATGCTTAGGGAAGATTCGAAACTTATTTCTTCCGTGTGACATTGTTAAGAAGCCAGGACGGTCATTCTGACCAATAAGTTTCCTGTGTTCTGCTTCTTGATTCTTTAGCACACTTACTGGTGTGCCCTTTAATTGACTACGATCTCCCATAATTTTACAATTTTAATTTTACTAAATTATCACTTCTTCAAATCTATCAAAAAAGACTTTACCACTTTCAGTTCTCTTAAACCACATTGTATATTCAGGTGGTTCTGTCCCTGTTCAAGTTTACGAAAATAAGGGCTATAACCATAATAAGCTTTCTGTTCCATCAAACCTTTACTATGGTCATCTTGGATAAGTAATGGGAAGAGATTAGAAAAAATAGCTAAAAGCTCTTCTTCTGTAGACTTCATCAACATCTCTCTTGAAAAGACAACCTTCCCTACTCTTGTAGAAATGTCGTTTACTTCTCTACATTCAATATTTACTGATCCCATAGTCTTTATTTAATTACTTTTTCTACTTTATTTATGAAAATTCCGTTAATCACACCTTCAACAATACCAACTTCAAATTCAGCTGGTGTAACTCCTTTTAGTAATACTGAAAGCTTGTCATCTTTACTCTTAACTGCCCAATACATAGAGTCAAGATACTGATATTGTTTTGTCCAATTAAAGATCTGTCTCTTTCTTAACTTGTAACCTTGATCTAACATGATCATGTCATCTAACTCCTGAACAGTAAGTTTCTGACTATTTTGAGTAGCATTCCCACGATACACCTTTCTAAGATTAGCTACATAAATATCAAACTCTAACTTCTCTTCTGAAAGTTTGTTCTCGAAGTCAGCTTTCAAGATCCCTACCTTATTTAATAATGTAGAAACTGTAACCATATCACCAAAAAGATTCTCATAATGAACTTTGGTCAAGTCATCAACATCCACATCAGGATCAAATTCTTCATAGTTAAGAACTATGACCTTTTCTTTAAGATTTATAGTAACCTTCTCTTTTGCCATTCTTCAGAAATATTGGTTAATGAACTTTAAGAATATAAAAATATAATAATTATATGAAATCTACAACTTTATTTTTACTAGTCTAAAACTTCTACTTTTGAACTATTCATAGTTTGAATAGTATTATTTCCATGATATCTGGATATTTCACCTGTAACTAGTAAAATTTTGTCTGTTGACTTTACTACTTCTGTTCTATACTTGTTCCAGGTTTCAGTCCAGATTGTTACTGTAATTGTATCATCATTACATTGAAGTGAAACTTCTCCAAACTGGCCTTTCTTACTAGTCTTCTCTTTTACTGACAATACAACTCCACCAACTATGCCTTTCTTACCAATACCAGTACTTGTATATAAATCAACAACATCAATAAACTCATTCTGTCTATCTTTGAAAGTCTTAGAAATATTCTTCAAAACATTATGAAAATCAATATAACCAAGTCCACACAACTCTTTTTGCTTCAAGGTCCACCAATAATCATATTTAGAAGAGGCAAACTTTTCATAAGTGTCAAGCCCTTCAGTCTTCTTTCTTTTACTAAAAGTATAATACTGGTCAAGAAGCTTATAACGTTGATGAGGATGTTCGAGAAACTCCATTTCATCAAACACTCCAGACAGAACTAGACAAGTTACAACCGTCTTATCTACTGCCGTCTTATTTGATCTTGTTAAAAATTCTGAGAATGAATAATAACTCCCGGTCTTTTCTCTATCTTCAACAATAGATTTACCAGCTACTTGACCTACGTTTTTAATTTTTGTAAGTGACCAATAAATAGTCTCAGTCTTAAAGTCAGTAAAAAAATCAAACCCTGAAAAGTTGACTGATGGTGGACGTAACTTAACTTTACTGTTTGATCTAGAAAGTTCTGAAATATATTTCGGTATATCTTCTTCACTGCTCAATTGAAGAGCTGCTGTCCAATATTGAATTGGATAATAGACTTTCAGATACTGACAAATGTATGCCGTTATGGCATAAGCAGCAGAGTGACTTAAATTGAACCCATAATCAGCAAACACTTCCAACTTATGCCAGATCTCTTTTGCTTCGTCTTCAGGGCACCCTCTAACCATAGCACCTTGAACAAACTTCTTCTCAGACTTAGCAATTAAAACTGAATCCATCTTTCCCATCGCCTTTCTAATGTTATCAGCTTCTACTAAACTAAAACCACCAAGAGTTACTGTAGCTTGCATGATCTGTTCTTGATAAATATAAAGACCATAAGTACTCTTAGTAACTTCCTTCAATCCAAAGTCATAGTGAGGCTGCTTCTTACCATGTTTTAACTCTACATAGTCAAGATGAGCCTTAACATACATAGGACCTGGACGATAGACTGCCAATATCGCAAATAAATCTTCAATGGTCTCTGGTTTCACATCAAGACAATAGCCAGTCAACCCTGGAGTATTGAATTGAAAGACATCTCCATTCCACCCTTTCTTAAAGTAACTAAATACTCTTCGATCATCAAGTGAAATTGAATAGATATCAATATCTATATTCTCTGAACCCTTAATAAGATCAAGAATTTTATGAAACTTATCTAATTGAATAAGACCAAGTAAGTCTTCTTTTAAATAACCTACTTTTTCCAGATACTCTCCTTCCCATTCTGCAACCAGAGCTCCATCAACCATTTTAATTGGGATCGTATTGAAGAGGTCTTTCACAGGATACTTATCACCTTCCACTCTTATTTGAGGTAAAATAATAGTAGCACAAGGATGAATAGAAGCTGATCTGGCTTGACCAATGATTAAGTGAATATCATTTATAAATTCTGGATTATTCTGAATAAAAGCTTTTATTTGAGGCTTCTCCACAGCCTCAGTGAATATAAACTCCCAATCACTAATACCATATCTTCTTGTCCCACTATTAATCAGCTTATTTAGATAGTTTAAGATCTGTTGAGGTATCCCTCTTACTTTACCAAGATCTTTGATGGAGGCTTTCATCTGAAGTCTTGTATATGTCCCTACAGAACAAAAATAATCTTCACCATATCTCTGTGAAACATACCTCTTTACTTCTTCTTTTCTGGAACTCTCTATGTCTTGATCAATATCTGGAGGTGTAGTCTGGACACGGCCTTCATTAAGAAATCTCTCAAATAATAAGCCAAATCTAAGAGGATCTAAATTAGTAATATTCAGTAAATAAGCTAAAAGTGAACCTCCTGAACTCCCTCTGCCAATACCAACTAAAATATTACTATCTTTACAGAACTGAACAATGTCCCACAATATAAGAAAGTAATCTACTACATCTCCACTTTTGATTACTTTGTACTCTTTCTCAATTCGTTCAACATAAGGTTGTAAATCTTTGCCCTTCAATCTAGTCTCAATCCCTTTCTCAATCAAGTACCAAAACAAGTCTTCAGTTGTTTCACACTGCTGATATTCTTCTTTCAAGCCCTCTAATGAAAACTTGGGTAGTAATCTTTTGCCTGTCTCAATTACAAAGTCACAATCATTGGCTATCTTATTAACATTCTCAATGGCTTCTGAAAAAATATTGAGGAATCTCTCATCTTCAGACTGAAATAGAGAATCAAAAGTATAAAAATTATCTTGTACAGATTTAAAATACTGTGATTCTGAACTTGGCTGAATCTTGTGTCCAGAGATAGTATTCAACTCATCTTTTATAAAAGCATCAACCTTATCTAGATAATATGTATCATTGATCAATACAGGCTTAATCAGATTATAGTAATTATCTAGATACTCTTTCATCTTTAACAAGTACTGCTCATCCTTCTCATTATCAGAATACTCTACTGTATCAATCTGATAATAGACTGTGAAGAATCTTAACAAGTCTTTAAGTATTAGAAGGTGTTTGCTAAATGACCAGTTATGACCTACTACTAAGACAAGCCCTTCTGAATACTCTTTCAATTTCACCAGATCAACAAATTTCTTTTCATTAAAAACAAGAATCTGGGAATTAATCAATAAAAGGTTTTCCCAACCTGTCTTCGTTTGTACATATAACTTACAGTCAACAAAAGTTGTTTCATCAAGTTTCACAGTAACTTCTTCACCAAGAATAGACTTAATATTTACTGACTTACAAACTAACTGGAAGGGAAGTGTACCAGCTAAGGTATTTCTCTCACAAAGTCCAAGAGTTTTATAGCCAAGAAAGACTGCTTTCTGAACCCAGTCATCATACATTCTTGAGCCATTCAATAGTTCATACTCTCCATGAATCCCAAGATAAGCCATTTCTATCTCTGTCTTATCCTGAAACTTTCCAAGATACTTGAACAACTTGAATTGTGGTGGGTTGATTGTGCCTTTTGGTGTATAATAGAATTGGCCTCCAAATGGATAGACATAATAATCAACATCAACTAAAGCTTTTTCAGTAGATGAGAATTGGAGTGCTAAAGATTCAGAAAAGACTCTGTCTGGCTTCTCTTTTATTAACAAGAATCGGCCAACACCGTCTATCTGGAAATAATTCAGATTCTCACTATCTAATGACTTACAATCTAAGGAATACTCCTTAATCCACTTAACAAAATTACTCATTCTGTCTTTACAATCTTCTTTTGTTCTATGAATTCAAGATAACTTAATCTTCTTAATTTACAAGCAGGGCACTCTTCCCAGATGTCATCATCAATCTTTACTGAACAACCATAGCCCCAAGGGTGCAGAATCTTACGATCACCATTATAGCAAGTGTGGCTTTCTCTGGTCACTATATCTAACACTCCTAACTCTTCAGCCAACTTCCAGGTCTGGACTTTAGTCAACCACATTAATGGTGTAACAATTGAAATTGTAGCACCAGAACCTAAATTTAATGATTTTTCAATTGACTTAATAAATTCATCACGGCAATCTAAATATCCAGAAAAATCGGTCTGACACACACCTGTAACCAGTCTCAAAGCTCCAATCTTCTGGGCATAAGCATGAGCAATGACTATGAACAACCCATTTCTATTAGGAACCCAGGAAGCTGGAAGTTCTTTCATTCTTTCATGTTGCATATTCACATTACCATCTGAAGTTAAGGCTGAGTCAACCAAGGCTGGTAAGAAGGAGAGATCAACTATAGTTTGTTTCACTCTAAGCTTCTTACAAATTATCTTACTCTGTTCAACTTCGATTTGATGTTTCTGCCCATAAAAAAAAGTAATAGCTTCAACCTCTTTGAACATACTTAAAGTCCATGCCAAACATGTGGTTGAATCAGCACCCCCAGATGCAATTACTAATGCTTTCATTTAATACTTAGTTAGTTATATACTATTGTCTTAGTTTCTTTACATTTAAAATAAATGACTGAATAAGAGCATTCTCCATAAGTTCAGGGTGTGTAGATCTGATGGGTGAAATATCACACCCTCCACGTCTTGTGTAGACAGCTCCAACCATTAATTCTGCTGGCTTAAACTTATCTAGAAGTCTTTTAAAAATCATCTCTACTACTTCTTCATGAAAGTGATATTCATTTCTGAATGAAATGACATACTTTAGAAAAGCTACTCTATCCACTAAATAATGAGAACGAATGTGAACATAAAGGTTGCCCCAATCTGGTTGATGAGTAACTTTACAATTGCTTCTTAGCAGAGTTGTATAGAGTTGTTGAAAAGACCACTCATCCACTTCATCTCCCTTTAACAGATCAGGGTTTTCTTTAAAATCAACTATCTTATCTTCTTTATCTAGACTCAATCCCTGTTCGATTGGCAAACCAAACATGGTATAAGTAGCATGAAACTGATTCTCTTGACTTTCCTGGAAAAGAGTAATTCTTACTCTTGATACACCTAAGATTGCTTCAAGATCTCTTCTTATTACTTTTTCAACATCCCTTAAACATTCAGCTTCTGTACCTTTAAAATAAGTCATATTGAATGAATTAAGATAAAGCTTCAAGCTTTTACTCTCTACAATATTCTTACTTGAACTTGGGTAGACAATCTTGGCTAAACAAGATACGGGTATGCCATTCTCTCTAAGGAAAGATACTTCATAACAACTCCAAATATCAAACCCTACAAACTCTGAGCCTCTAAGACCATACTTCTCTCTGTTTGTAGATCTTGGTTCTACAACCAATACTGATGAGTCATATTGTTGTGGATAGTCAGTCTTCTGACCAAGATGTCTTTCTATCATCTCATTAAATATTCTTTGATTTGAACTACTCTCTCCTCTATTGTACCATGAATACTGTATACTCTTTCAAAAATTGGCATAAAATTTCTATTCCAGAATAAAAACTTATCTTGGAACATCATGTCAATCTTCTCTCTAAACTTAGTGTCAGTACTCCTGACACTATCTCCAACTAAAGGAATTTCAGACTCAAGATAGAAAATATGAGTATAGCCAGTAATAACTTCTTGCCCAAGCATCTCTACAAATCTGTAAACTCTCTCACTCACTTTCTTTTCTTCAAAGAGATATTTAGTATAGATGAGAGTATCTAGAGCCCCTCTGTCTGAAATAAAACTCTTTTTGAGGTAGAAGTTCTGTACATCATATGTAGCACATAAAAGCTGAGTCTGGTCATAATTCTTAGCATCATCGTTGATCTTAAAACCTTTCTCTCTCAACATTCTTGTTGGAGATGAGATTAGTTCAAGAGTCTCAGGGGGGGTCTGATCTCTCACTTGAATAAGAGTCTCTTTTCTGAGAGCTTCAAGTAATGTGGACTTTCCGGTTGAATGTGTACCAACGAGACATGACTTTATCATAGAGTAAAAATATAATAATTATATGAAATAAACAATAGTTAACTACAGAATTCTTTAAACATACTAATATTATAATTCAAGAGCTCTTGATTAATCTGTTCAGGGAGAACTCCCATCAAGTCACACATCTTCATCTTCTCTTTTATCTTCAACCCATATGGAGTATATCTAATCCCTTTAATAGCATGAACAATGGGATTAGAAGTGTCTACAGACTTTATAAAAGTGTAAGTTTTATATGAAAGCATTTCTTGTGGAGTGTAACAACCAAGGCAATGATGCCATTTATTATGATTTATTATACCCAACCTGACAAGAGCTTGTATAAACTTTATTCGCCCTCTGCTATATCTCTCTTCTATTGTGCCAACTGATTCAGGGACAGTTGTTAAATAATAGCTATAGTCAAAACTAATAGCTACAACATCACAAAGTTTATCACATGCTCTGTAACACTGGACAAGCTCTTCAAAAGTCTTCCCTTGAACAACACCAATCTTTAGTCCATTAATCGAGCCATACTTGAAGCACCAATCTTCAATGTTCTTGATTGTAGCTTCACAATTCTCAAGAACATCTGGAATGATGTAATAAGTAGGCTTAATTAATAATATGGCTTTGTAAAAGTCTTCGAGTAAAGCAGCTTTTTCAAGCTCAAACACAGAATTATCTAAGAACACAGTTCTACCTAACTCTCTGGACTTAATAAAGAAGTCTTTATAGACTGGGTACTTGTCTAACAGAAATGACAAACAATAGTCGAAGCTATTAAAGCTTCGACTTTGTTCTAGGAGTGACAGGGGCACTTCATGGCTAACTCTCATCATCTTTTAAAATTGACTTAATTTTCTTAATATCTTCAGCTTCTTTATCCAGAACTTCATTATACTTCTCTACTTCTTGGCTGCCAATTCACCCTTCTTTTGATATGCCTTTATTGTGTCATATACGTGTACGTAGTCGATGACGGCAAGTTTAGATATCACATTCACTGATAATCCGGTATCGAATAATCTTCTTATTTTTTCCGCTTTTGAAGCATCCATGGCAATTATGGCTTTCTGTTCTGGAGTGGCTGTAAGATTAAGAACTTTACCTACATCAGTCTTTTCTTTTGGGGAGACAGGGAGCTTTGCTTCTTTTACTTTGCCCTTACCAGCCTTTTCAGACTTTTCAATCTTCTTCAGATCAGCTCCCGACATTTCAACATCAGTATCAATCATTTCATGTGGTTTTGGAGCCATCCCTCTTTTTTCAAGAACTTCAGCACAAACAATCTTCTCTGTGCCCTTCAAGGTTGGATACTTAATCTGAAGTTGATTCGTGGTGTACTTAGTGTACTTTTTCCTGATTTCGGCACGAACTTTGGCATCTTCTTCCTGAATAATCTCAATCTTTTTCACTTTTTTGTCATTCAAATAGATGAACTCGAGACTGTCAATTTCATCTTCTTCCATTTCTACATCCAAGAGATTGTGAGTCTTAGTTAGTTTCATCACGGCATCAGCTGTCAAGCCTTCTGTGATCTTTAACTTCACATGAAGTGAATTAATATTCACGTTTGAAGTTGAGAACTCCAACCCTTTCAGAGATGTCTGAATTTCATTGAATATTCTATATTCAATTGGAGTGAGGATAATTTGTTCTTTTTTCATTTTATTGATTGATTTTTAATTTTAAACTGGTATAAAGATATAATAATTATATTTCTAAAACAACTTTTTCTTAAGTTATTTTTTAGTTATACCCATAATTTATATTCATTATAAATAACAAACTATAGGCATTTGCCCTGATATTGTCCATGATATAAGTCTTTCTTATCCACCTCTTCATTTTCATACAAAACAAATTGAGCTATTGGGGCATGTCTTTCAATTTCTAAAATAAACTGATTAACAAATAACATAGCTCCTAAATTCTTAGATGAATAGCCTGGGTCATACCGTCCACCTTCACAACTTGAGCCAAGTCTAAGCAAAGATGATCTGGAATGAATAATACCATTTAAAGTGGCAGGAATCTCTACTCCTTGGTCAAACACTATAGAATAAACACCATTCAGTAACTTCCAGAAACCAGAATCATTACTTAACAACTCTTCCCATACTATATCTGTTTCAACTGAGCCATCTTGATATAAGCCTCCAACATACTTAGAGCTTCTTTTTACAATATAAATCTCTTTTACTGTTAAGTCCACTCCTACTTGCTGAATCTTGCCAAGTTTGAAGGGGTCTATTATATAATCGTATGCATGTCTTCCAGTCAGTATCATTTCTTCAAATCTTTTATAAAGTTATAAAATTCTTCCCGTGTTGAAACACTATCAAGAAAGTCTTTGGATAATTTACTAGTTTTCATTACTGAATTCTGTCTAATCCCTCGATGGCTCACACAAGTATGTGATGCCTCAATAACGACGGCTACTCCAAGGTTTGGCTTACATAATTTATTAACAAGATCATGAATCTCCATTGTAAGATTTTCTTGAACCTGAGGCTTTCTGCAACAATACTCAACTAAACGATTCAGCTTTGAAAGCCCAATTATTCTCCCTTTCTTGGTTGGAATATATGCCAAAAAACATCGTCCAAAGAAGGGTAAAATGTGATGTTCACACATTGACTTTATTTCTATGTCTCCTTCAAATACCATCCCATCATACCCTTTATTTTTAAAAGTAGTAACATCTGGTGGAGAGTTATAACAACTTTTAAAAATATCATTTACCATCATCTTAGCCACTCTTTTTGGGGTATCTTTCATATCCAAGCTTTTCTTCCAGTTAAAACCTAGAGCTTCCAGAAACTCACCATACTTTTCAGCAGCCTTGTCAATAATCTTACTATTAACAGTCTCTCTTTCTTTTTCAGACATCCCTTTTATTCCCATATATAATTGTATGAATTCGTGGACAATAATTAAAACCATGCTCAATACAAAACTCTATAAGTTTTGGGCTAACTTTTATAATTTCTTCTGAAGTTGTGCCTTGGGGCATAAGGTAGATCTTAGAAGCTGGTACATTAAGATTAACTTTCAGAGTAAACACCTCCATCAAATCTTCGATACAAGATATAACTGGCTTAACTTGATAATCTTGATGGCAAGCAATCATCCTCTTCATCACTGTATAGTTATTAATTAAACAACAATGATGTAACCAAGCATCTGACTGGGTAATCTTATCAGGAGCTGAAGACTCAAACTTTGGAGATAGTGAAATAAAGTCAGCATTTGTCTGCACAAACTTTGTGCCTTCAGTTTCTATGGTTACGTGAAGCCCCTTCTTTTTTAATAAGTCAACTATTCTATTTAGATGATTTGGATAAAGAGTAGGAGAGCCACCAGTTATCATGGCATGTCTCACCTTAGGGTTATCATTAATAAATTCTTCTATCTGTTCAAAAGTATACTTGCCTCTTTCAGGAGATACAGAAGAATAGGGTGTATCACACCATTTACATCTTAGAACACAACCTGTAAATCTAATCAAGATATGTGGAACTCCAGAAAATTTGCCTTCACCTTGTATACAAGTATGAAGATCTACAATCGGTAATACAGTCATTTTTGCAATCTAGTCTTAACTTTGTACATGGACTAAAACATCATTCTCATCTGAATCATTAGCAATTCCACAACCTGTTCTAGTTTCATGAACTCTTACTTCTAGACAAGAATGAAAATGATGATCATTCTTAGACAACCAGTCATTTACAAACTTATGAACTAATCTTGCCATGTTTTCAGCTGTTGTATTCTGTTTCATTATCACAACTCTTTCACAAGAATTCTTAAAAAAATTCATAAAGTCAACATCATCTCTCTCCCACAAGACCATTGCATGATCAAGTTGATCTATAAACTCTCTTATTGGCTTCAATTCTATAAAATCAACTACCATCCCAACTGGATTAATTACCCCAAATATTTCAACATCCCATTTATAAGAATGACCATGAACACTACGTTTGCAACGATTTGATGTAGCACCTCTTACAATATGAGCTGTCTCTGTTTCAAAACTTTTTACAATCTTCATAATATACGTATTATAGTTTGGTAATCACTTTCATCAAATTCCCATACATCTTCTGCACCATCTTCACTAACTTGTAAGACATGGACTTCAAGATCAAAACTTTTAACTTTACCTACATGAGCCTCACCTTCAACAAAAAACCTTACATCACTCCCAATGGCGTAGTAATATTGAAGATCTTTATTTTCAAATTCTTCTCTTTGTTCTTCAGTTTTATAATGAAAGTCTGGATAACCTTCTCTGTAAACTTTTTGTGAATAAGACTTCTTCATTTCCAGATTTTCAAAAATAGTCTTAAGACTATTTCGTAAAGCAATATCTTCAATCTTAGGCTTCTTAAACCCAAGAACTTTGTCAAAGTAATTCTTATCCTTAGATGAAGAGTAAATCTTCTTTCTTAACTCAAAAACAATATATTCAATTTGTAACTCCTTAAGATATTCATAAACACTTAAGTTTCGGGTCTTATCTATCATACTAATTCTTTCTTCTGAACTTTTGACATTGAGAATGAAAACGGGTCCATCAAGTTCTCCAATACTCCATCCAAATCTTTCATAGTAAAGTCTCCAGGATCTCTATTATCTGGAGTATAACCAACTTTGACATTGAAGTAGCTTGACCATCGATTAGAAATCTTCTTCATCTCTTCTATAGCATCTACTGAATCCCACAACACAATTACATTTCTTATGCCTTTATCTTGAAGACTTTTCATTTGAAATAGAGATGCCTTCTTTCCAAAAGTGCAACAAACTACTATCTGTGGAGATGTTTTCAATAGCTTTTCAATATTCACAACATCAAACCATCCTTCAACCAAAATAACCACCCTGGTCTCATCAGTAATTCTGTTTGAATTCCCAAGTAACTTTTCAAAATCAGTATTAGGAGAGTTTTGATATCTCAAATAGGGCTCTCTGCCACTTTCTTTTCTTTTTTCATTGATTTGCTGTATCTCTTTCTTTGTCCTTAGAGATCGACCAACCCAACCCTTTATCTTCTCTTTTTCATCAAGAATCAAGAAGTAAACATACTCAGAAGAGAAGCTTGTAACTCCAACTACATATCTTTCATATTCTTCTGGTGTGAACCCTCTTGAGTCCAAATAGTCATTAGAATAAGTTCTTCGAAAACCAATCGGAGGGGCTTTGTCTAGAATTGTTGTATCAATGTCTAACACAATCTTCTTTAACTTATCTTCAAGTCCAACAAACTTGAGACTCTCTTTATATAATAAGTCAAGACGACCAATATGTCTTAGTAATGTAGAAATTGGCCCGTGTTTCTTACAGCCTCCGGCAAAACAATTAAAAGAAGGACCTCTCTTATCTGAATCAGTTGGCACTTCACCAAAGTTAACTCCAAATTTGTCTTGCTTACCACAAAAAGGGCAATCTCCTGAATACCACCCTTTACTACCTACTCTACGTAGATTTAAAATTTCTATTAACCGATCTTTCTGTACAATCATTGGTAACTAAAATATTTAAAAACCTAAGCTCGATGCCATGGCTGGAGATAAGGTTACTTTTTGTTCATCTTTTAAGTTTTCAAGAACAGTCATTATTCTCTTCACTTCTAGTGTACAACCAACCAACTTATCTACTAATCGGTTATATTCTCTGGCAGCTTTCTTTTGCTCTTCAGTTAACTGAATCTTTTCACCTTGTTCAATTGCAACTCCACCCTGTTCTTGTTTAACATCACACATCCCATTACAAAGAAAATCATAAGAAATCAGTTTTGGTACTTCATTCTCTTCAAGTTCTCTTCTCTGCCATTCACTAACACATTCAGTTGGGATAATACCAGCTTCTTCAAGTTGTTCTTGAATTTCACCTCTTAAGTCTTCAAGTTCAGCTTCTTCTTTATTCAAGACAATAACCAACTTCTCTTTTACTTCTCTCCCTGTCTTATAAATCGGAAGATCATTAGCTGACTCAAAACTCATACTTAAGTGAGCTTTTTCTAGTGACTTCTTAATGTTATCACCAGTACTAAGGTGCATTATATTTGAGCCTTTTTCAACTGAATCTATAAATATCATTATTTCTAGTTTTTAATTGTTTAAAGATAAAAAAATTTTTCATATCTTCAAAATTACTCTTCAATTTGATAAAATTCTGATAAAGTTCTTCCACGATCATAAAATCTATCCTGATTATAAGATTGGTAAATCTTAATAGTCTGGTGAGCCTTAAAGTGTCTTAACTTATCATTATATAGTCTCATTATGCCTTCTTGATATTCATCTTTTGTTTGATTCAATGAAATAAAGTATGAGAATGAATTAGAAAGGTTCTTAGTATGACTGACATTATGTCTATCCATTACAAAGTTTGGATTATTCCAAAGATCGGGTGGGATGTCAGAGGCTTGGGTGGCTGTTGCCAGACAACAATCAAATTCTAAAGCCAAATTCTTCATCTTATCTGCAATAGCTTCTCTTCTTTCTTTTTCTTCACTTACAGCATATTTTCGACCATCACCAGGAGAAAGTTTTTCAAGATAGTCAATCAACACAATCCCAAATTCGCCATGACCCTTAAGAAAGTCTTGACAGAGGGCTCTTACATCAGACATAGACCCAGAATTAAATTGTTCAAACGCATGAACAAAAATCTCTCCTCCAGAAAACTTAATATCACTAACTACTTTTTGAAGCTTATCATAAGTTTTTGACTGTATATTCCCTTCTTTTAAGTCTCTTAACATCACGGCTGACCATGTAGCATCATAACCTAACAAACACTCTTCTTCAGAACTTTCTGCTTGTATATGAATTACAGGTATCCCTCTTCTGGCTGCTCCCACCCCAATCCATCTTAATAATTTTGTTTTGCCAGCTCCAGACTTAGCTATAAAGCAAGCAGTGTCTTTATTTTCCCTATCCATCCCTCCATAAGTCAAAGCATCTAATTCATCTATAGAGAATGGAATCTTTCTCTTAAACTTCTGGACCTTAGAAGCTAAAATTCTAGCTCTATTTCTATCCTCAAAACCTGTAAAAATCTTCTTTAGATATACTGAATTGGAGAGATTAAAGTTTACTAGTTTATTCCCAGTATCAACTAAGAGCTTCTTAGCCCCATCTTTATCTCCTTTATTATAGACTTCTGAAAACTGATTATAACAGTCTACGGACAAACTGTCTTTCAAAAATTCTTGGAATTGTTGAACTACTACTTCGTAATCTGGAATATCAGTTTCTCTTATCTTTACTAGTAAATCTTGAACTTCTGTATCAGAAGTATTTTGTTCTGATACAGAACCAAATGTAGAAAGCTTCTTGTTTAACTGATAATAGGAGTTAACCCCCTTCCATATCTTTTTCCAGGCTTCAGTTGGTAAATAATGATATTCTAGATGTTGTATCCCGATCTCAACTAAGTCTGTTCTCTTAAACAATAATCGGAATAGTTCAAAAAGGAAAGTCGGTGATAGTTGGCTCATCTTTACTCAATCTTTGTTTACAATCTTCTTCTAAATATAATAAAAATTTCTCAAACAAAACTGAATGAGAATCTTTCACTAACATACTTACAACCTCTAATAGCTTGCCATAGAGCCATCCCAATATCATCATGATCAACTACTGAAGTCAACTTCTTTTTGTCTGGGTCAAAAGTAAAAGAATTCAGCTCCATGGCTAACATATCAGTCAAATCAACACTCTCTTGATCTCCTCTAGGGATCTTTATATGTCCCTGTTCAAACAATACTGCCATGGCTGGAAGACCTTGAGTAAATGAATATTTATCTACTCCTGTTGCATGTTCTGCTATTGGTAGACCTGCATCTCTTCCCATTTGGGCAAAAATCTTCTGCATCTGATTTGTTTCAATCATAAATAGATCAGGTCTAAAGTTTTCATTAATAGCTTTCAAGGTGGCTATCTGATAATCATAACTCATTCCAGCTTGTCTAAAAATATTCAATAACCAGAAATCTAACCCATCAACTCCAACAACAACAAAGGCACTATAATCACTCCCAATATTTGAAGAAATACCAAAGTCAGTTCCAACAATAATTCTTTCAAACTTCTTTGGGAATGAATTGATGTTCTTAGCCAATGCATAAGAAGTCATATAACCTCTCTTCAATATCTCATACGGGAAGATAGATGAAGTATCCGAAATAGGCTTACAAAGAATTTCTCTTGAAAATCTCATGGACCCAAGAGAGTATTTCTTGTCCATCAAGTCTTTGTAAGTATATCGTCCTGGCCATAAGACACGCCCATCTGGGAATATTCCAGGATACTCAAAACACTTAAAAGTAGGATCTTTCTTGATATTGTCATACATATCTCCATCAACAAATGGAGTACCAGTAACAATAATTTGCCCTCCTGGTAAGATCATGCTCAAGATAACACCTGTAAAGATATTCCAATACTTCTCTCTTTGTTCAAACGAATACAAGACTGAGTCATTTAAGAAATCATCAATAATCATCCATCCTGGATGAAAACCTCTCATTCTTGAGCCGTAAGATTTGATCATCAAGTTACACCCATTTCTACAAGTAATCTCCTCCTTGCCCCAACCTTCTCCTGAACCTGGGTACAAAATTTCTCTTAGTTCTGAATTGCCTTCAATTGTCTCTCTAATGATCCCTAACAGAGTCTTACCTAAAGTATATTCATTCGTTACAATCATCCCTTTCTTTAGGAGTGCATTCTCTTTCTTTTGAAAGAAAGAAGGATTTAACTGATAACGGTACATATTCCAGATAGGGACTACATGGCTAAGATGATAAGACTTACTATGATCTCTGGCTGCTTCAATTAACAATCGTTTATATAATTGAACAAGATTCCCCCATTCAATATGATGCCAGTTTATATCAAATTCTGCAAGAACATTGGCAGTAAAGTAATTAAGATTTGTTCTCTTTAGAGTCTTATCAAGAGATTCAGATAACTTTTCTAAATACCCAAGAGTTCCATTCTTAATAGGTGTTTGATCACTAAACAATACTCTTCCAGTTTCCTGAACTATAGTATTCATTAAATTGTCAAGATCATTCTTATTCCCACCAGACAATTCTTTTATCCCAACCAAATCAAGACCATCTATCAACTCATCAACTGTTCTATAAATAGTACTTAGTTGATCAAGAGAATAAATGGTCTTACTTGTATCAAGAATCTTAGAACCTAAAGGCATCTCTAAATCTCTTTATAGTAGTAGGCACGGTCTGGACAGCTACTTGCTGATTACCAGAAGATCGAAGATACTTAAACAAACCAGCTGTTGCTTCAGTATCTGGTAAGGCTCTATGAGCTTCTACTAATTCTACACCAGCTCTCTTACAACAAGTACCAAGTTGATAGTTTGGGATAGTATCAGTAGACCAGATCAACTGAGACATTCTCATTGTATCCCAAAGATAGTCAATATAAGTGTCAGCATCATCTCCGTTCAACTTAAATAAATATCTAAGGAAGGGCATGTCAAACTTGTAAAAGTTATGGCCAACTAATTGTGGCTTAGAAAACTTACCACACTTAGCCTTCTTTAACCAATCAGACATCTTCTTATAGACTTCTCGTTGATCTATCCCAGTCATGATCTCAGTCATTGTTAATCCAGTAGCATCTAGAGCTCCTTTGTCAATTCTTAGATCATTATAAGGATACACAAAGCTTGACCACTTGTCTACAGTCTCCATCTTATGGTTTAAGACTACTGCAGCAATCTCTGTAATAGGGTTCTTGTCAGCTGTGAAACCTCCAGTCTCAAAGTCCATGACAAAATAGTTACATTCGTACATTATTTACCCTTTATAAGTTTATACTCCTTCTTCCCACCAATAGCTCTGGATGCCTGAGTATAAATCTTCCAGTCACCCATATACTTTGGTAAATAGCCTCTGCTAATGTAGGCTTGTACATCTTGTGGAGTAAATGGCTCACCAGACTTCTTAAGTTTGACTATATCAGTCAAATGACCCATTAAACTTACTAGAGTAAATGTACTCTTTGCATCAAATTCAAAATTACTCATAAAAACGTTATATTACAATCTTCCAATCTTTCTTCCAATCTTTTGTACTCCATGTCTCTTTCTTTTCTAGAAACAAAATTAACATGTGTATTGCACATCATCATTCTCTCCGAAGGATCTTCATTAACTACGATATCATAACACCTCTTCCCTCTAATCCCATCATACCCTTCTTCTAACTTTAATGAGACTAAGAATCTCACCTTTAAAGTATATTCTCCAATCCTAACCATTTCATCTGCCTTGAATCCTTTAAACTTAAAATTAAAGGCTCTTAGCAAATCTCGAATATCAGAATCACTATAGTTCTTCCACTCCCTTACTATGTCCCTAAAGATCTTAACTCCAAACTTCTCAGCTACTTCAACAACTTCACTAATAATTTCAGCATCAACTACTGAAATAGGGGCTATTTCTACACCCTTAATTGGGTACTCTTTCGTTGCCTCTCTTAATGACTCTGTCATCAATTTACAATCTTATTATAATACTTAAAACAAACTTCCTGAACATATTTCATATTCTCTTCAAAGTCAAGTAAAGTCATCATCTTACTGAGATTGTGACTCTCCCATCTTCTATGACACCCTTCATCACCAGGAGTCTCCATACAATGAAACTTTATATTTCTTGGGTCTGATTCAAATCTCTTGTCAAATGAAACTGGAATAAGATGTGAATGTGAAAGAGGCTTAGTAGAACTACCACAGCCAGAACAAACATGCTCTCTAGTTTTGTCAATCTCTTCATAAGTCTTATTTCGAAGATTAAGCTCTTTAGACTTCTTCTTACTTACAGGACTAATAAAATTAGTTCTTATTTGCCCAGGATGGTTCTTAGTCCATACACAATCACTACAAACTCCCTTGGCATTTAACGGTCGATTTTTATGACCACACTTTACACAATCACTCCACTTCATCCTAACAATCTTTTGTTATACAATCCTAAATACATGCTTTTCAATAACTCTTTACAATCTGACCCAAAAACACAAATATTACACCACTTTGACTTTGGATTGAAGAGAGTTGTAGAATTTATACAATTCCCTAGACCCTGTTCTGAACCCCAAAATCTTATCTTCTCATCTTCTTCAAACTCTCTTAGTCCAATCAAATCTGACTTATAACAATCTTCAAACTCCTCCCACTTAACTCCAAGACTTGTAGCCCAAGTAAAAATGTGAAACCACTGACCTTCAAAGTTCTCTTTCTTCTCCCATCTTTCAACAGCCTTATCTCCAAGAACCCAATTCAATGGAATACCTTTCATACTCTTGAAATCTTTGTCTTTCCAGTAATCAAACTGCCAAACAAGATACTCAAATATAAATTTTTTCCCGATACTCTCTAGACCATACTGTTTGTCTAACTTAGAAAGAAAATTACTTATCAAAGAACCATCTTTATCTGTAAGAATATGTTCATATTGATTATTCTCTCTTAATCTTTTATAAAGATATTCGAATGAATCTAATATGAACTCTCCAAGAATCATACTGAACTTGAACTACTACTATCATCATCATTCCAAGATAGTTGTAACATTACATCTTCTTGAACTGGTAAGGAAGTAGTTCTTGTCTTAATAGCAGAATCCGTAAACAAGGCCGTAATCCCATCCTTATCAACAGTTCTCTTAATCCACAGACCAATCATACCATCTGCTACAAGATCTCCTATTAGAACTGAGCTGCTTTGGCCATTTGCTGAATGAAAAGTAGCATTATATGGTAAGGACTCATTATTTGCCAATTCCTCCATATAATACTGGTTCTTTGAATCTTTGGCTAGAGCTACAGCTGCTACTTCAAACTTACAATAAGCATTAGCTGGAGATTCGAACCATAGTCTTAAGTCAGAAATATCTACTCCAGATTCATTCTTCAAAACAATCCCAATTATGTTTCTCAATTTCTTCTCAATATCATATAGAGAGACTTGAGAGAATAGATTTCCTATTTCATTATTAGAAATTCTGTTTTGAGAAACAAAGCCTCCAAGGCTGTATTCTTTTTTACCTTGTTGACCAAGGTACTGTTTAGCTCCTGTATAGTAGAAATACATACTTAATTATTAATAATTGAATCACCAATCTGAGTGATAGTATGGTTAGTACAAGACTCAGTATAAAAAAATTCAGAAGTTAAAACTGGAATATTGTCTGCTATGTTTTCATAAATTCTTACATTTATCAAACTATCAACTCTCATCTTCAAGTCTGCTTGTCCATTTGGCCCAATAAGCTTGTACCAGTCACTATTCACACCAGTATACATAACACACATTATCTTGTCTTGAGTCTTAATTGTAACCAGACAATAACTACTTAATTCACAATCCTCTATTACGGGTTCTTCAATCTCCTCTTTCTTACAACCAAAAAAGAGAATTACAATCATTAAAACTACAATCTTTTTCATAGAGATATATTTTAGGGTATAAAAATATAATAATTATATGTAATAAACAACTTTAATTAATATAAGCTATAAATTGTCCTCCAAGATAATAAGTGTCATCTGCAAAGACAGCACCACCAGTCTTTAAAAAAGTAATCCCATTCCCTAGACTTTTAAAAGTTGAAACGGGTGTGAGAGTATAAGCACCATTATAAACAATTCCACTACCGTTAGCTTCAAAACTACTCAAAACAATCCCTGAACCTGTTAAATCTATATAAAATCTTGGACCTATTGTGGCGGTAGTTACATGAGCGTAAATCTGAATAAACACTAACTTATTCGACAATTTAGTAAACTTAATATATGCAGAAACTACAGTAACAACGCCAGCATCAGAAGTAATTGTCAAAGCTCCAGGTGATGTTGTAATAGTCCCATTAATTAATGCCTTAAATCCAACTTCATCTAATTCTAAGGGTGTCAACATCTTAGTACTATTAACACAAGCAATAGCTTCCGCAGAAGATGCCTTCATAGCAATGCCCATCATTAACTCAGTAGCTTGATATTCACTCAAATCTTTCAATACCCAGTCAACTCCATCATAAGTACAAAGTACAGCAAATTTACCCTTATTAATAATTGTATCATTAATATCTGAAGTAATATCTAGTAAGACTACAGTCGGAGGTCCTCCACCAACTACATAATCAGTTACAATCTTCAATGTTTGTCCTGCATAGGCAAGTAAACCTGTTTCAAACTGAATAATGAAAGAATTCCCATTTCTACCATCTAACTTGTTGAGATTAACCCAGATATTCTGAGTAAGAGTAAATCCATCTAAGTCAATTACCTGACATTGCCTCTTCAACCCTATCTGTAAATCAATTAGAGATGTAGAGGCATTAATCGTTGTATGTTGAACTCCTTTAAGATCACCAATATCAAGAGCATTAATTCTATTCCAATAACTAAAAGTACTAGGTACACATTCAACAAAACCGATTGATATTGAACCTGAATAAGTCTTTCTTGTTCTGTCCCCAGGGTTAGTCTTTAACACACCATATTCATCATAACTTGATTCGTCATAATAACCAGTACCAGTAAGCCCTGAAATATTAGCATCTGGAAACTCTTTCCATTCTGTATAATCTCCAAAAACTTTATAACGATACTGGAGATTAAAGAAGTATGAATTCAAAACTGAAATACTATCAGAAGTACTTTCATCTTCGTTTGAAACTGGAATTAATTGCCAAATCTTTCCAAAACCAGAACGAACATTGAAACTAATTTGTGATTCAATCTGCTCAATCACTCTATGAACTGAATCACTCGTAACTTTTATTTCTACTTCTTCAACATCAGGAACTACAACTAGTTCATCTCCTGATGTATAATCATCAGGGTTAAGAACATCTACAGTAATCTTAATGTTTGTACCATCAATTAATGAAGTTAAAACTTTTGAATATTTACCATTCTTGAAGTAGAGTCTCCAACCATTAAAATCATTGTCAGTGAACCCTTGGGTAAGAGTCCCTGACTTCAATATTCCACCCTCTCCACCAGAAAAAGTAACTTGTCTTAGTGATGTTGAAACTGTCCAGTTTACACTTCTCAATCCCCAACCTACTATAATTTGATTCTTATCTCTAGTTGAAAACTCATTATCCCATTTCACGGACTCTACAGCCAAAATTGGGTTATTCTTAGTCCGATCTATATAAGAAAGTAACTGGTCAGCTCTTAAGTAAAAGAATTCTGTCCTCTTGTCTTCGATAATCACCACCCCACCATTGTTCTTTACTCTGGCACAGAAGAATTCAAAATTTGGAGTATATCCTGGCTGTGGATCTGATTGAACTAGGCCTCCAGCTGCTACTGTAAAGGCTTTACAAGAATCATACTGAAAGATATCTTTTTCACCTGCTGATGGTTGAACACCTGGAGTAAAAGTTCCAATAACTTTGTACTTTAGAGGAGTTTCATTGGCAAAAACACCAGCTAATATAGCTACTGTATCAGAAGTAACTTCTACCACTTCATATTCAGAAGTATTAAGAACTGAATCTGTAAACTTGATTACAGCAGGATGATTAGGAGCTCCTCTTAAAACTTGCTGAAACTTAGTATCTCCCCCTGGAGATGTCAAGTTACCAGCTGTATCTATTGATACAGAACCAACCTCTTCTGGATTAGTTTCATAAATTATCTTCATCCAATACCAGGTATTATCATTTGGTATCGCTATATTATCTTGAGCTGCCTTGACAATCGTTCTTCCATAAAAATCAATAGCATAAGACAAAGGCACCTTGACAGTACCAGGGTTAGTTCCTGCTTCAACCTTAAAATAAGACAAGGTAGTATCCAATATAAATTTTACTATCCCAAAACTATGAGTCTGAAACTGAAGATTTCTTACTGCTCCATCAGTCCAGAGGCACTGAATTATTCTGTCGAGTTCTTGCTTTCCAAGAAACAAATCGTTTGAAGTTTTTACGGCTGACATATTATAAATATTTATTTCTAAAAGGCAAATTATATGGTAAAAGTTGTGTTCTCATTATGTTTTCAATCTGATCTTCTGTATATTTCTTAGTATTGTTCTTCATCCATGTCCAAAGAAAATTCTTGTTTCCAATAAAGCACATTTCTCCATCTGTAGCTAATGGCCTTACTTTAAAGTCCCAAAGATAAGCTTCTTGAAAGAACCCACTATGAGCGAGACCTACAAATGGGATAATATATTTTGTAACCTTCCCAAATCTAAGTTGTTCTCCAAAACCTATATTTAATGTAGCTTGAGCAACAGATAACAAAGGATGATTCATCTTATAGATTATCCCTCTTACAAAGTAATACTTATCAACTCTATTAAATTGTTGATTTTTAAAAAAAGTAGTCTCCACAACTCCAGTAACAATATTTTCATGACTTGAAAAGTTTCCTGTTTCATCAAATCCAAGTGAACCGAACTTTAACTTGGCTGGATGGGCTAAATCACGATCTAGCTTCATCATAAAAGTAACTTCGTAACTCAAAGTTTCATCAATTAAGATGGCTTTCGTAGAATCCCAAGTAATACTCCCAATACCAGCTTGTACCACAGGATCTGTTATTTTTATAACTTGTTTACCACTATCAGTAGCAACAGAAACAGCAGCAAGATCAATAACTGGATAATTACTTAGATTAAGTACATCCTGAGATCTCTCCCACCCTTTAATTGCATTATAATAAAAATTAATCCCTCTATATAAAGGACTTGAATTACTTATGTTCCAGCCCACCTTCCAAGATTCAACATAACAAAAAATAAATTCATCTAGTTCACCCTTTGTAATTAGTCGTAATAACTCTCCATTCAATAAATTTGTAACTGGAGTCCCTGAAGATGAACTACTTTGATCTATATCAACAACTTGATATTGTTCAGCAATTTTTAGAGTACCTCTCTTTCTAGTTTCATCCCAAAAATATTCCATCAAATATAAAAGATCTTCATCAGTCTCTGTCTCACTTACATGTAACCCTTTACTTTCAATATACTTAACTAAGAAATCATGATAGTCTGGAAAGTCTTGAAACTGTCTCCCATAATTCACCACTAAAGCAAAATATGTGCAAATACTTCTCCAAAAATCAATAAAGTCTTGATCTTCCCAATTAAAGTTTTCATTCCCACCTCTTTCAATAAACTTTGGGATAATCCCTTTTTTGTAGAGTTTCTCTAAAACATTCAAACACCAATTCAGAACATCTACAGAATAATAAGAAAAGTACTGGGCAAATAAACTCGAATCATAAGCTATAGAAGCTGATGGAGGGACTATTATATCTAATAAGCTTACACTCTGTAACTCTAAATTACCTGTTGTATCTGTACCAGCTCTTGTATAACGATAATCTATCTTAAATGGATAAGCTGGAGCTACAACTATTGCCTGTAAGTTAGCTGAAGTAAGATCTTGATACAAAGACCAATTAATCCCATCTACTGAGTATCTAAATTGTTTAGTAAAAAAACGAGTTCCAGATAAACCAAGTATACTGTCAATGAAGCCACTAATAGCAACTAACCCTACTAAAGGTGTAGTTGTATGTATAACTATAACATCTCCAATTTCAGTAGTATTGTTCCCAGTCACCATAACTTAAATAGAATAAAGAACAGTTGTTCTATAACTCTCATCTTGAGAATTTGGATAAAAAATAGGTTGAATTGTCCCAGAAACATTAGAAATGATTGTCCCAGCCAAATTTCTTAAAATAAAGCTTCTCATTCTAGGTAACTTGTTAGTGGGAATTATCTTGTCTACTTGAGGGTTAAACATCTGATCAGGTACATACTTGACTCCTTTTGTTGACTTTGCTATCTGTAACAAATCATCCCATTCAACTTTCTTACTATAATCCCAATAACGAAAATCTAGATATTTCAAAAAACCAATCTGAATATCTCTTCTTATGTCATCTGGGTTTGCAGTATTATCAATATCAACTCTCATATCTACATCTACATAATCCCAGGTTGGGTTGATGTACTTAACTCCATAAACTGTATACCCCCAAGGCTTAAGCTCTGATACTGCCAAGAAGTCGGCTGAACTAGCAGCCAATGTATTGAGTTCAACTACAGTTAAATCTATTCCACTTTGAGTTACAACCATCAAAGTATCTTTCCCATTATCATCTACACCAGCATAAATAACTCTTAATACATCTGGTTGAAGCTTCATTAACACTTGCTCAATATAACTGATAGTAGATCTAGCACAAAGATTGGGGGTTTCTTTAATTCTTTTTCTAAACAAATCATCGCTTTCAGCATCTCTCCCATTATAAGGCATAACTTCATTAATCACATACTGATGACCTGTTGGAATTGGAGTAACTTGATTAACTGAAACAGGATCTACATTAGTCTTCTTCCCTGTCGTTGTACTTCGAACTTTTACATAATTAAACCCGTGGACTCCAATAGTTACATCATTTTCTAATTCAAACTCAATCCCATGAGCTCCTGTAAAAGAGTGTATTGTTCTTTGATAGAAAGTTCCAGGGTCAGCTACTAATCTTAAGTAAGTAGAACTTCCAGCTGCTGTAAATCTAGGGCTAATCCCTAGTCTGTCAGCTATTAAATCTAAATGATCTCCATAAGCTGATTCGACAAACAAATGAGATTCAATTAAGGCTATGTCTTTCATGGCTTTTTGAGCCACTTTAGCAATCCCATAACCTACTCCTGATAACACACTATCATCAGAAATCTTTGTCACTTTAGTTGTATGATTAATCAACCCTTCAAGAAACAAAGTCTTAAGATCTACTACTGTTTGTGGTTTTGTAAACATTTTTCTAAAATTATAAAAATTCTTGCTATAAAACAACTAATTGTGGAACAACTTCTCCTAATCTAGTTTCTATCTGGCAACTTAAACTAATCTTATCTTCTTCTTTTTTAAAATCCAAAATCTGTAATGACTTCAGTGTATCATCTTTACTAAAAGTCTGGGCTATTTGTTTGAAAATAACTGGTAAAGTAACATTGCCCATATTTCCACCTACTACCAAATTACTCTGGATCCCATCTTGTGGAAACTCTGGACTATCCCCTTTTCTCAGATTAAGTAGAATATATACAGCCTGTTCAATAGTCTTTCTATATGAAAGAACCTTTAAGTCATCATCTTCAAAAGTAATTTTCTTATCAAAATCTTTCCCATAAACGGTCTGACCTGCAATATTATCAACTACTGTCTCAATAAACAATTTCAAATTACTTTGAAAAGAATACTTCAATATGTTCCCTCCAGCTGGTGTATACTCTTCTTCGGTTAGATCATTCTTTGTAGCAATATCAACCCATTGATTATCCCAATCAGGCTGGCCAACTTCTCTACTCAAACTTTCAATAGTCTGTTGACTTCTCAAAACAAAATCTTGTTGAACAACTGAGGAGTAACTATTCTTAGTGATAGAGCTTCTGCACCATCTTGAAGCATTATCAAACCCTTCAAGCTTAGTCTTAATATCATCTAGTTGCTCACACAATTCATAATACCCATAAGAATCGAACTGATATTGTTTCTGTACAACTAACTCTTCAATTACATGAGATTGTTGTAGAAGATAAGCTAATTGTGTAAAAGACTCCATATCAGGGACAGCAGTATTCCCTTGATAATAGTCAAGAATATTGTTTGCATAAATTCTTGTAAAGTTTACAAACCCAGACATAAACTCCTGAACAGGGTATTGTAAGATATCACCAAATCTCTCTATAATTTCTGGTTTCATTTTTTACTATAAATTGATTTGAACTTCTTTAATGTCCCTTGTAACTTGTCAATTCCCTTATTCTGAATATCATCCTGAGAGAGATTTCTTAATAGACTTCCTGCCAATACATTTACCTCTGACTGTAAAAGGCTTAAGCCTAGTCTTTTTGCCATAGAACCCTGAATATTCCCAATAACATGTTCTAGTCTAGCTATGGCACTTAATTGTAGACTAAACCCCCAAATCATGTTCTTAGTCTTCTCTTGATTCAAGGTCAATCGATCAACTTTAACCCAATAAGCTTCTCCAAGAGCCATATTATACAAATTCAACTTAAAAGGCTTACCAAGATCATCTAGTCCATCAGATTTGTCACAAATAGACTGTAAAATCTTGATACAACCATACCCTGTCTTGATTGATGGGTCAAAAGCAGCTTTTCTTAAAGTAACAAAATTTTGAACAAGATCTTCTTTAGTCTTTACTCCAGAAAATCTGAGAGCTGAAAATGTTAAGGCTTCTCCACCTCTAAACAAAATTCTTAGCTTTCTCCCAAAGTCTCCAGTTAACGTAATGGGCTTTGGCACAAATACTGTAGAAGAAGAAATAATAACTAAACCTCCATCTGTTTGTGTCATTGACTTAATCTTTGGTTCTTCTTGTCTTATATCTGGTATAATTGGGAAAGCAAAGTAATCAATCACTTCATCTTGACTATTTACTAACTCTAAAGCCATAAAATAATACTCAAAGTCATTAGGAAAGAGAGTATTCAACCCTGATCTGCCAATACTGGCAATTAACTGCTCTGCTCTATCTTTGGCTAACATTTCATAAAAATAATAAAAATTTCTCTACTTTGTAAATGAAACTTCAGAATTAATATTTGAATAATCTCCTCTATTCACTATCGTTTGAAGTTGAAGTATTAAAGCTGACCAAGTTGCATCAGGACTTCCTGATACAACACTTACTGGAGTGACATTCTTCAGAGTATCTAAAAGATCTGTTAAGACTGACTTTTCTTTGTTCAAGTTCTCTTTTAGAGTAGTCCCTAAAGGAATTGGTTCAGTCCCTTCTTGAATCATCAATTTCACAGCTGGAAATAAAGTTATTGTCCCATCCTTATCACAAGAAATCCTATTTGAGAAAGCATCTGTATAAGTAAACCCATTATCTTTTGAGAGACTTAAGCTCAATTGGTCATTCGGGGTATTCTCATAATCAGTTACATCCATTAAGACTTCTTGAGAAGAATGAACTTCAACTTGCCCACTTGAATCAATCTTTGTCTTTCCATCAGCATATAATTCAATTTCTCCTGAATTATCACGAGAAGTGGAAGCTATCAAAATCTTCCCATTTGGGATTTCAGACTCTAACTTGAGAACTAAATTACTCCCATCTTTAACACTACCAAACACCTCTACATAACCTGCAGAAGTCTTCTTACTTAAAAGGAATTGCCCTTCAGCCAGATTCAAGAACTCTCCATTTCTCATCAAAATCCCTACAATAACTGGCTGCTTATACTTTGGAGTCAAGACCCAAAAAACTTCAGAACCTAGAACGTCTGTACTATCTGGAAATTCTAATTCTTTAAAAAGATTCTTAGAAACTTTAACATTATCAAAACGTTCTCCATGTTCTGTAACAAAACTTACAGTCCCATTTTTATAACATGCAGTAACAAACTTCTCTCTTGCCAAATCTTTTGGTATATACAAAAAACCTACTCCAGCAGTCAATCTATTTCCAGGAACTCCTAATTTACTTACCTGCATCTTATACTATGTTTTCTTCATCAATTTTAGACTTAACATCATCTTTTACTAAAAATTTCTCATCCGTGAATTGTAGGCCAGCTAAGAAAAAATTAAAATTTGAAAACTTACCATTATTTTCTGGAGAATTTACAACCCAGTTATGAAACACTCTTGTAACCCAATCTTGATAACCAAACCCTTCAGTAAAAGACACTCTTCTATCAAACTCAAGATTGATAATGTTGAAGTACTTTTCAAAGTACTGTTCCACCATCCCTCTTGAAACTTCGAGAGTTGTAATTCGGTTAATACCTGAACCTGATACTGTATAACTATTTGTTACAGACTCTACATAAAACACTTCACCTGTCCCTTTGTAACGAATCACTGTCCCTCTCTTTATTGTTCTATTACCGATAATCTGAATAGATCCCTTTCTTACAAAAGGCATATAGGCATGACTTTCAATCAAATACTTCAAAGCTTCAACAGCAGAACGAACAATATAGGCTGCTGGTAGTGATTGATTAGCTCCAAGTGCTGGTTGATAGTCTTGATAATTTGTAACTTGATCCAGGGACTTCTCTCCCCAAATATAGGCATACTCAGAAAATCTAATAGCTTTAATATACATTCTTACCATTTCATCAGACATTCCATCAATCAAGGCTTGTGGAGTTAGTCGATACCAAGAATAAATCTCTTCTGCTCCCATCTCCAACTCTTCACTAACAACATCATGAGGTTCTATAGTGACAGCTACATCTTTCAACTGTCTATAGCCTACATAGTCTGTAGGAGGTTTTCTGACTACAAAATGATATTGATCATAATAAGTATCTCCAAAAAACTCAACAAATGGGTCTTGACAAATCTTATGAATAGCATTCACTAAACTTCCCATCTCATTCCCAAGAGTGTTATCAACCAGTCTCTTATTCTCAACATTACTATCAACCACTAACTTAATTATCTGCCAAACACCTCTCATTACTTTCTCTTCTACATCTTTTATTACTTCTGGATAAGTAATGCCCTTCTTTAACAAATAGTTATAGGCAGACTGGACGACAGATTGTTCTTTTGGAATTAGTTGTGAAAACACCTTCTTTGTATAAGTAGTTTTTGAAAGAGCCTTTATCTTTTGATTTGTTTCAGCTATATCAGCCTTAGATGACTGGACATCAGCCTTAGCTTGTGTCACTTCATCTTCAGTATAACCACCAGTTATTCTGGCATGATCTTGATCATATTGGTCATAATTATCAATAGCTTCCTGAAGATCACTATAGTGGTCAACACTCTGTACAACTTGACTATAGTCAGTATCTACAGCAGCTCCTGGATTCTCTTTATTAAAGATCTCAATCTCAATCAAGGCTACCTGGACCTCCTTATCTACTATATTCTGTAGCCCATCTCTCTGTCTCTTGAAAGGGTTTGTGGTAGTTGTTCTCTTCTGCATTTGAGCCAACTTAGTCTGCCTACTGTTAAGAATAGACTGTCTTATACTTAACTCTTCTTTTAATCTATCAAGCTGAGTAGTTTGACCTTGTGGATAATAAGTTGATGTATGAACAACACCATTATTATCTCTTGTTACACTCTTTAAAGGTTTTGGAGAAGTATAAGAAACAAGAACATTCTTCTTAAACAAATCATCATAAATTTCATCTGGTACCTCATCTTTTCCAGCTAAATCAGAATCTTCCCATCCACTAACTATCCCGTTTGTCTTATTTAAAACTCCTGCTTTATCAAGAGCTTCTAAAAAAGGTACAATCTTATTCAAAGCTTCTTCAGGGTCACCTGTCTTATCATTCACTCCCTTGACTTCTGAGATCTTTGATAAGGCTGTTGTCTTTAATTCACTAACTTCATTATTAGTCTTTTGTTGTAAAGCAGTAACTTCCTGACGATTTGAATGAAGTACAAACTTCTTGCTTCTTCTGTCTTTAGGAGTCAGCCCTAGTATTGGTGCTCCTGGTTGTGTAATTTGAATTGAAGTTACATCATTCACATTGCCTTCATAAGATCTGGAATAAGCATCAAACAAATTATCTGGACAGACACCAATAGTAGACATCCCATTAATCACAAACTTTAAAGAATACCCAATAGACTTAACTAAGTCTTGAGTTAACATCACAACCTTACCATCAAATCTTTCTATACTTTCTGGATCTTGCTGATTCCCAAAAAATCCAGCTAACATATCAGATAAATAATAATAAATCCCATCTTCTACTAACAACTTCATCATGTCTCTCCCAGTAACATCTATCTTTACATCATGACTTGATGGAGTTACTGTGGACTTTACTGTATCAATCAATCCAATCATGTCATACACCTTATTTGGAAGAGATGACTTATCTATATAAAAGTCTTTCACATTCTTCACTCTATCTTGAATCTCCATTTCAAGAGTCTCAAAACGAATAAAAATAACATCATTGGCGGAGATAGCTTTTTCAAAAAAGTAATTCTGTCGTTCAAACTTTTCACTCCTTTTGTGTAATGAAGATGTTGCTACAAACTGTAACTGATCTGAATTTACTGTCTTTAGAAAGTCTTGATCAACTTGCCATAACCCATTCTCCCATTTACCAACAATAGGTGAAAGACTAAGATTAAAACTCCCTCCATCTCCACCAACTGTAGTCGACATCTCTTGAACAAATGGTGTAAGATTAAAAATCTGACCGTCTAAGTTAGTTACTTCATTAATACCAGTAACAGGATTAAGCTTAGAAGTTGAAAGCTTCTTACACCATACCCATACTGTAACTTTTGGAAATATGTTTTGAGTAAGCCCAAGTTTCGTAAGAGATAGTTCACTTACTTTTTGATATCTCTTATCAAACTGTAACTTTCTTAGTCCATCAATCCAGAATTCTTGAAATGTTTCTTGTCTTACTTCTTGATTAGATTCTGTAATCATCACTTCTCTGTCAAGATACTGTAAGTCAAGTAAAAGAGTTGTACCCACTCTTAATGGCAAATCTCCACCTTTTGAATTCAAATAACTTTCATCTGTAATATGACTAACTAGATCATCATATAACTCTTTATTATCTCCCTTCTCAAAAGAGGCATAAGCAGTCCAGACTCTCTGGAGATTAGAAATTTCAGTCTCTCCTTTAAATGTAAGAAAACCATAATAACTCCAACCCTTAACTACACCAACAAAACTATCTGGATATAAAAAATTTCTTATATCTGGAATAGATGAATCACGATGAGTATATGTTAAAGTCTTCATTATTCGTTTATCTTTGCTGCTGCAATCTTAGCTTTAATTTCAGCAATCTTTCTCTTCTTTTCAGCAATCTCTTCATCATACTTATTACCACCTTTACCAGAAACTAATTGAGCAATAGCAACAGTAAAATCAGCAACAGCAGTAGAAAAAGCATCTCCAGCCTGTGACATAACTTCCCCAAAACCTGTCCATGGCCCGGCTTCATAAGCTCCTTGAATAGCTGCTGCCTTTACAGCATAAGGTGAAGTTAAATCTCTCCCTTTACCTCTTACATTAAGAATATCTTTTTCAACATCTCCAAAACCCACTTTGTTAAACAAGTTTGGATCCTTATCCATCTTTGAAATCAGATTATCAATATCAGTATTCTTCCAACCTCTACCACTTAACATATTTGATAATAACCACTTTCTGCCTTCTCCTGAACCAGCCGTCTGAGTAATAGACTTCATCACACCAGTCATATAACCTGGAGTTGAAAGCCCACCTTGCATCATAGTATTCAGCTCCCACAGACTTGACCCAGGTCTTAGTCTTGATAACACTGATAACTGCCTTGCTCTTTGCCACTCATTTCCAGGAGATTCAAGAGCTCCTTGTAACCCTTGCATATACTTAGGGTTCATAGAATACTTCTGTCCAAGCTCCACCATTGACCCAAGAATGCCTCTTGCTGACTTTGAATCAATACGTCCAAGTGCATCAAGTTGTTGTTCTTGTATCTGTATTTGAAGTTCAAGTAATTCAGGCATTCTTGCCATATCACCACCTTTGAAAACTTCTTTACCAAAATCTTTTATTAACCCAGTAACACCAGACATGGCGGTACCGCCACCAAATCTCTCTCCTTTTGACAACTTAAACAACGTACCTCTATCCAGACCAAAAGCTTTCTCCAAAGCCATCTGGTCTAACAATCTCCCTCCAAGATTCGTTGATGAGCCTCTTTGTAAAGCTAGTTCAGCTCCAAGCTGACCGGTTTCACTACTTGCCATTCCATAAGGAACTCCGCTTACATCTTGTCCACGACCTGCAATTGACTGATATCTCTTTCTGCCTATCTGGCCTGCCATGGCTGCTGAAAAATGAGCACCATAGACAGTACTCAACAAACCTCCACCAATTGGGAGGGCACTCATAAGTTGAGCTAAAGCAAACTCTCCTGTCTGGGCTCCGGCCATCCCACCAGCTCTATCAAGAGCTTTAGCAATCATGTTGCCACCCATCGTGCCCCAAAGAGTTGGCCAGAAATTACTCTTCTTCTTTTCATCTTCTGGCTTCTTCTCTTTATCAAAATACTCTTGATAAACTTTAAACTTAAGCTTATCTTCAGCAGAAAGTCCTGCTCCACCTTTCTTTTGAATAGTTTCAAACCATTTTTTGGCTGTATCTCTATCTTCAGCTATAGTTCTCTGAAACCCAGTAACTAGAGTTTCATTTATTTTCTTGAGAGCTTCAAGCTGATCTTGCTCTTTCTTGGTACCAGCTTCAATTCCTGATATCTTGCCTCTTTTTGTAGCTTCAATTTCATCTAATACTGAACCCTTCCGACCTTTCTTTTCACTCTCATAATAAGCTTCAGTAGTTGCAATCTTCTGCTTCTTGGTAATCTCAAGTAATTGCTTTCTGGCTTCAATTTCTTGATTAACAAACTTAAGAACTCCACTAGATGTCTGAGAAAACTTAGCACCAAGATCGAGAGATGTCTGGAAAAACTCTCTTTCATTCTTAGTCATAGACTTCAAGGCACCAGACACCATGTCTACACCTTCAAATACTACTCTTTTTGTTGTATCACTCATTTAGTCTTACTAGCTTCTATGTTCTCATTCATCTTTGAAACATCAATCCTGTCAAATATCTCATCAATTTCTTTCTGTGTGTACTCTCTCTTCTTCAAAAAATTACCTCTACCTGGAATATAAGGATCTTCATCTTTCTCCTGTTGTCTTACAGCTTTCTCCCAAAGTCTATCTTCTAGAAATTCAAAGTACATGTCTATAAAACAAGAATCCCTATGAACTGATGAATTGAAAGCTACTTGATGTTTTTGCCTCCACCACCTGTCAATAGGGAATTTATTGTTCCACGAACAGACAAAGTCTTTTAAACTATCATTTCTGTACACATCTTAAGCCTTACAACCATACTCTACTCTAAACCAGCTAAACTTGCCATCTTCTCTCTCCACTCTTTATACCATGGGAAGTATTGTTTGGAATAGATTTGTACAATCTCCATTGCATCTTGAAGATCTAAGTCCATAATAGAGATTCTCATATCTTCTATTAACTTCGGACAAAGAACTTTAAAAGTTGCAACAGTATTAATTAAAGCAATAACCAAGCTTGAGTCCATTGTCCCTGCCTCTAATATAGCACCATACTGCCCTCTTGAAAGTAAAGCCTTTTCAGACTCAACATCAAAAAGCTGACTGACTTTTGGAAAGTGAATAGGGTAGGACTGATTCTTTACAGTCAATGTTAATTCACGAGATAACGGTTTTTCATTCATAATATACAATCAATTAAGGTTTAACAATCTTATTGTCCTGGATAGAGAATCGGTTCTAAGTAAGAGAACGAACAATCACTACCAGCGATTGCACCTTCTGAGATATCAAAACCTTGAGATTCTACAAATGCTTGACGAATTACAGCAAAGTCACCCTCTCCTGTATCAAGAACAATTCCCGTTGTCTGGTCAATCAAAGTAGCTTCTTTTTTATAGATATAAATATCAACACCTTGTTCATTTAAGAGAACAGTATTGACAAACTTCTGGACAGTTCCAACATCTCTCTTTACAGCATCTTTAATACCAGCTTGTTTTAAGTCAATTAAGACATAAGAACAAGAAAGAGTACAATCAATACCAAGAAGAGGCTTCTCAGTAGAAATCAAGTTGCCAAGACCTCTAACATCTCCTCTACGAAATGTTTCAGTAACACGAATGTTCTTCATCTTGCCTATGATCTTGTTACCCATCTTTACGATGGCAAGAGGTGATGTCATTGTTCTCTGTTGAGCTACCATATAATCTTACTTATTAAAAGTTTAACTTAAAATTGTGCCTGTAAAAAACAACTTGGTGATCTCTGAATTTGGAGTAAAACCATAATTAACTCTCTTAGTATCTGAAACTGTAACTACAGTTACATTCTGAAAAGATAACAGATAATTATCTTCCGTCTCTGTAATAGACATTGCCTTTAACTGGTTAATAGTCCAGTCACGAAGTAGTTTGTCAGAGAGTGTAAACCTATTAACTCCATCATCTCTCTTCAAAAGATCTTTCTTAGAATTAACAATCAAGGTTGTATCAACAATAGATGAAATTCTTTCAACTTGAATTGAGTGAGATTGTCCATCTTCATTAATAAAGTTTGAATTTTTTTGGAGGGTATTAACATCTTGAAGTATACAATACTGACCATCATCATCAAGAGTAACTACAAGAATTCCTTTCTTTAAAGCTAACTTCTTTTCTTTTTCAGTTAAGTCATGAACTTCACCATCAACAGCAATCGGCTTGAATGTTGCTGGAATTTGAGGAGAGAAGCCAAGAATACGACCAACAGCAGCTGCTGCTTGATACTGAGAATCTGTCTCTTCTCTGAAACCAGTAGCTAAGTTTACTGAAGTTTTCTTTGATGCACCATGAACAACAATACATCTCCCTGTATTATAGTATTCTGCTATGCCTACTGAGCCTGTTGGAGTATTGAATTCATTACGATCTTTCCCACCTCCAACATACATATACTTTCTGTACTTAGCTTCGGTTAAAATGTGTGAGAGAATCTTACCATTATTGGCACTCATAGCATTCAGACCAAAGTCATTGCAAAGAGTTGCATTATATGGTAACTCAAGAATGGCATCTAGAACCGATTCTAGATGAGTAGTATTATAAGTTTCAGCACCTCCAGTAAACAATGTATAGTCTGAATAAGTATTCAAGTCTGAGTCATCAATCCCACCAGTACCATTCTTTGTATAACTCTTCAATTTAAATTTGGCACCAAAAGTAACATCCCTTTTCATCCAGGCAACTAGATCATCAAAATTATCAAACTCATCAGAAGTTATATATAATTTGACTTCTGAGTCTGCCTGTTCAATAAAGTCATAAGCATAACCATCAGAATGTAAGCCTTTCCAGGAGCCAACCCAGAATTCAAGAGCATACTTAGTATTATCTGCTTCTCCACGAACCATCTTCACTGCAAATCCCTTATACAAAACTAATCCAGTTAACAAACCATTCCCAATCACCCCTTCATCAGCACACTGAATAGTCATTGTCCCTCCGTCTGCTGGAATACCACCAGACACTGAACTTGAATCAGGACCAAAAGTCAAGACAACTTCAGCTGGAACTGTTGCACAAGCCCGAATAATGTCAATTTGACTTACACCAACTCCATTAAACCCATTAGGTCTAAACAATGGTTCAGCTAAATGCCACCACTTACTTCCCTTAACAAAATTCTGAAAATCAATAATATTGTCAAAAGAATAAATAGAATCTTTCTTTTCTTTCAAAGTACCAGCAACACCAGAACCTCCACCAAATCCAGCTCCGAGACCAGTATCTATAATCAATAGACGACCATATGAAGTTGGGGGTGACTGATTCTGTACACCTGACTTAATTTCTCCATAAGATCCAGGTAAGGATTCAATCTTCCCATTGAACATAACTGAAGTTGCCATATATTCTTATTTTTTATAAAGATATTAAAAAGTTCTAAAGAAAAAAAATTATAACTTCTCTTCTCTAAAAATATTCTCCCATTCGTCCTTTGGACGTGAACCTAATCCGTACTTCTTTGAAATGAAAAATTTTGTTCTGCTTGAAGCACTCTTAGAATTAAGATACTGTTGAGCTGTCATTTCTGCTTCGGAAAAAATAGTCTTCTCTTTAATAATTGGAGATGATAGTATTATCCCATCACCAGACTTCGGGACATAAGATTCAACTTCTTTTTCTAAAGACTCAATCTTGGAATTATAATCCTCGATAAGTACAATAATTTCTTTACGAGTTTCTCCTCCTGTAAGAAAAACTTTGTCTTTACATTCTTCTATGAGAACTTTTTTTACTGATTCTTGAGAATACACGATCTTTTCCATAATCTATATATTTATTTAATTAACTACTACTTGATTCATCTTCACCATCAATTACACCATGAAAAACAACATCTCTAAATGATTGTATTGTTGACAGCTTCAAGGCTGGTACACTATAATTAAATGAGAGAGCTATATTTCTAACAAATATGTTCTCTGGAATAAGGTGTGACATTGCAGTTAAATCACCACCAGAAATCTTTGGGTTGGAAAGGTATTGGTTTTCCATGTCGATAAACATACTCACCAAAAGTGATCTAACTAAGTGATATAGACCCACCACTTCTAATGAGTTTTCACTAGTAATAACAATGTTATAGGTGGAGGCAAAAGACCTGTTATAAACAGGGATTTCATCATAGTCAAGACTAGCAATAATAGGACTTCTGTAACCTTCGTCCTGGCCTAAGCCATTATCAGCACTAGGGTTTTCATTGGGCAAGGTTATGTGTATGGTAGGGAATTGTTGCCTCTCACTATTATAGAAATAATTCACTTCTAAATGTCTTGGGTCAGTTTCATCTCTGGTCAAAAGATCAACTAATTGATCATAAAAATTAAAATCACCTAATGAAAGCGTACTAAAAAGCATAAAGAGGTAACTCTTTGACTTATCTATAGCATCCACCCAGTCATTCTTGAAGAACAGAATACCTGAATCCAACATTCTCTTTATGATCACTTCTGGAATAACTATCATACTAATCTGATAAATTCATTTTTAATAACATTTGATCAATTGCATAGCCAATCTCTTCGGGAATATTTATTTTACCTACAGCCACTTCCGCAAGATTATAGGCTATAAAACCTGGATGGATAAAGGCATTTGAATCTGTCTTACTTGATACTCTTCTAAACACCATGTACTGTGACTGAGTAGCTTGAGCATATGACTTCTTCTCTCTTGTTACACCTTCATAAATACTATGTTTATGAGTATAAGCCTCAAATACCCGTCCTTTGGGAGTTTCAATTCTTGTTCTGGTCTTTTTCACATCATAAGGACTGGGTAAGAGAATCTTCTTTCTTTGACCTTCTACAGACTTAATAGCTTTCTCCACTGCTGCTGGTAAAACACCAGAAAATGCTGAAGATTCTCCTAAGGCTGGAGATGAAGCATATCTAAAGGGTATAGTCAAGTATACTCCTCCACCCTTGCTCATCTTGACTTTGGAAGAGGCTAAAAATCCAGGTTTTTCATCAAAAAGCTCGGCTCCAGACTCTATCATGTTTGGGAGCACACCCACCAACATTACACCTCCCTTTAATGGACCTTCTGTGAAATACTTCAAAGAACGAATATATTCATTTCTTGTGCCTTTCAGTCTCTGCCTTGCTTCATTTTCCCACTCCACATAAAGTCTCTTGGACAAACTACCTATGACACCAGCTATAAGATCATCGATATCTCTCTGTGAAAGGGTGAACTGACTGATAAGATCTTGAGAGTATATATTTATAGGAATAATCATATGGTAAAAGAATTATCAAAAAGTCGATCTCCCTGGATGTTCTCCACATCCAATACATTGTGGGCTCTTCTGCCTAATGCGTGAATTGGGAGTTTGGCTAACAAATCTTTTCCAGTAGGGTCAAATACATATGAATTACGAACATCTTTCATATTCTCAATCACATGATATTGAATATTGTGAGTGTAGTTTACAGACAGATTAACTGAACCAAGTGAACTATAAGCACTACTTAACGTAATAACATTATAATCAAAAGTATAATCCGTATCTTCAACCAATCTCTTTAACTTCTGATTAGAAAACTGAAATAAGAACAGGCTCTCAATTGAAATCAATGGATATACTGTAATCCCAATATAATTACCAGAAGGGTTCTTAACTGGGTAGAGAACTTGTTTAAATAAGGTTTCTGAATCTGTTACAATCAGTCTATCCATGTAACTCAACTTCACATCATTTCTAGTTGTTATTGCAACTGTACCAGGACTTTCTTCTCCCCAAATCTTAAACTGAGCCTTAATACCTAAAGCTTGCACCATCATTCTTGTAGAAATTGGATTGATAAACACCCACCCAATACCTCCACAATTCTTACATGCACTTAGAGCTGCTTGTGTACCTTTTGTTTTACAAGGACATGGTACAGCCTTTTCCCAAACTACTTCCAGTCCCTTGTCAAAGACTGCAAAATCAAAATCATCAGGTCTAAACTTGATGTCAGGTTGGGACAACCTAGATGGACCTGTCTCTGTTAATATGCTCTTATTCTTTGACATTCTTAAAGCACAGTTAATCTCATTCCTTTATACTTACCAATTAACATTGGTCCTTCACGTTCAAGATCTTTCAAATAACTCTCTATTCTATTCTTATAACCACCCTGAATAGTTTGAACAGATTGAGAGAGACCATCAATACTAAGATTAGTAGAAGACAAACCAGGTCCAAGAATAATATCTCCAAGTTGCTGGAAAACAAAAATAGCTGCCAGCTTCCCAATTAATGTTACAATATCCATTGGGAACTTGTCAAACCCAGTAACATACTTTACCTTCCAGTAATTTGGAATATGTTTCAATCCATAGTAACCAAGATAAGGATGGGTTGTACCAAAGATAATAGGTTGTGGAGATGCTTCGGCTCCAGAAGGCACTATCCAAATATTTCTATGATAAGTTTGACCATCTGAAGTTGTTCTACTTGATAACCAAGGCTCTGGAAAGATAATTTGTTGGGTTATTCCAATCCATCCCTCCATTGAATATGGTGATGCAACTGGATAAGAAGTCTTAACATAACCAAATTGGTCAAAATCTGAACGAGTAAAATTTAACTTCTCTTCTAGTAACTGCTTCCAAACTTTAATAGACAAAAGACTTTCTATCTGATCTTGAGCAGATTGAATAAATGATGAAATAGTAGAGTCAGACATCTCTGTCCCATTTCTCTCCACTAATGGGACACCATAAAAATACAGCTTCTTTAGATTGTCTGGAGAAAGTACCAGCCCATCATTTATACCATAAGAGAAGTTAAACGAAAGATTCATTCTTTATTCAATATTGTCAGCTAAGTATTCAACCAAGTCTTTCTTTTTCTTTAAATTCTCCCATTGCTCTTTTGGTAGTTGAGATTCAGTGGCTAACTTCTGTAAAGCAGCCATATTATAAGAAGTCAATTTAGTAACCAGTTCAGCTCTTTCTTCAGCTTTCTTAGTTTCATCTTCTTCTTTGTTTTCATTTGCCTCTTCTTTTTCATCAGTAGCAGGGGCTTTTTGATTCAGTACAACATTCTCTTCTGTAAGAAGCTTGTTAGCTTTAACAAGGGCTTTGTTCTCTTCTTGAAGTTCAGACACCTGCTTCTTCAAGCCTTTAATGGCAACATCAGAAGCTCCGTCTCCACTTTCAGCAATTTGTGCTTCAAGATCTTGTATCCTGCTAAGAAGAGAGACTTTATCTTCTCTTTCTTTTATTAACAATTCCTGGAGAGCATCCAGACTTATAGACGATCTAGTTTCTTCTATCTGGTCAAGAACCTTTTCAATAGGTCTTCCAGCTGTTTTTTCAAACTCTCTGACTTTCTGTTCATAGTCTTTTGGGTCTACAGCCACTAGCCCTAATCCGAGCTGAAGAATCTTGGCAGCCTGAACCAGGGACACAGAAACTTCACCTTTTGAGTCATAGGTAAGATCACATACTGAAGTCTTTACAGTCTTACCAAATCGATGTGGTAAATCAGTCTTTAAAGTTACATTCATATAATTGCTTTTTAGTTAATACTAGACAATAAATATATAAAATTTCTCTAAACAAAAAAAACAGACCATAAGGTCTGCTCTTAAAATATAAGGGAGATGGTTGATTAAACTTGTTTCCCAATATTAATGACAACAGTCATTTTCTTTGGAGTGTAAAGAACTGGTGTCCCATACAGCATAACTACGAATCTACGAGCCTGGGCAAGTAAGGCAAGATCAAGTTTCATCAAAGGTGCAAGCTGTTTAAAGCTATAAACCTGAGAATCATTCTGAATCAGGATGGCTTTTTCAGTACCAGGAATGAACCTATTACGATCCCAAACAATACCGGCACCACCACCATCATAACCAGCAGCCAATTCAGCTGTTGAAACCATGAACACTGGATATAAGTCGGTATTAGCAAGAGTAGTAGTAGGGTTTAACTTACTACGATAGATTACATAACCTGTAGGAGCATAAGCTCCACCACCAGCAGTAAACTGACAAGCAATAGATTCTGTAGCAGCTACAGTTAATAAACCAGCTTGCAAAGCTGTAACTTGAGATTCACCATAACGATTAATAGCAGCTACTCCAACAAAGTAATCACCATCAAAAGCAGCACCAAATCTGCTACCAGCAACGTCTGCTACAGCTGCTACAGCAACTGGGACAATATTTGCAGGAGCTTTAGAAAAAGTGGCAACATCTCCAGTTCTACGTGGAGGGTTCTCTGCTAAAAAGATATCATCATCCAATTCAATTCTCCCAAACTGGGAATTGAAAGTCGTAACTTTCTGACCCATTTCACCAGCAGATACCTGGACTGTATTAGGTTGGATAAGTTTAGACTCATGGAAGTTTTTAACAAAATCTGATACAACTACTGGAGATGTCATCAGTAAGTTACCAAACCCGTAATTCTTTCTGATCCCAAGAGCAGCATCTTCAATACCGGTTTCTGACAGACGATGATCTCTCATGTCAACAACGTTATCAGAATTATGCCAATCATTAAGAGTTGTGAAACCATTAATGTGCTGACGATAGAGACCATTGTATTCTTGTGGAATAACATTGGCATTACCGAAGGCAAGAGCACGATCATTTTTTCTGAGAATCCAAAGTGTGCCTTCACGTACTGAACGTTGGATAATCTTACCTACTCCTTCGAAAGTGTTTACCATCTCCATTGCTAAAGATACACTCTTTGTTACAGCAGTAAATTTAACTAACTCAGCAGCACGTTGGTATACTGAATCTTCTTCTTCTGGTAATTCAGTTTCAGTTACGAAACCACCACGTTCAGCACCTGGACTGACAAGTCTCAAATACTCAACAACAGTATTATATGCAGGCATTTTTGTAACCCGTTTCCAGAACTTAATGTCCTGTTCATCAAAAGTTACAGAGTGGAGAGTACCTTCAAGGTCTTCCACTTTTAAAGGGGCACCAGAGGCAGTTAACGAATTGGTCGTCTCACGACCAGTTGTCTGACCAGACTCGAGAGCTTTTAACAGCTGATCGACATCTTTCTGGTTGGTAACACCAAAACCGTTACCGATTGATTCATAATCTTCAAGACGTATCCCTAAGTGATTCATTTTTTCAATTTTTTAAAAACAACTACCAATCAACTTCACAATCTTAAGATACAGTCTTACTATTAAAGACTAAGGGACAATTTTAATGTTCTTATCTTTAAATAAAGCTACAATCACTTTCTCTGTTAACTTGCCTGTGGCTTCAAAGAATTCAAGACCATCAGAATAAAAACCATCCTTTTTGCCTTTTTGAATTCCTGACTCTTCCATCAAGAAGTTTCTGATCTCCTTTTTATGACCCGATAAAGAAAGCATTTTTTTACCAGTTTTACCAGCTTCGCCTTCTTCTTCCTGAAAAGCTTTTTCTAGAAAAGACCCTGGCTGAATTGATCTACGACCTTGTGGCTGGTCACCAATTTTTTCAACCAATGCTGTAACATCAGTTAGAGATTTGGTAATAGTTTCAAGTTTCGTATTCACTCCACCAAGTTCAGAACGAAGTTCAGTGTTCACTTTACGAAGAGAAGAAATTTCTTCAGACTGAGCTTTTAATAAAACTCCCAGACCTTCTGTAGGCTGAACCTGGTCACCTTTATTTTCAAGAATGTCGAGTTCTTTCTTCAAAAGATCACTTGCTGTTTGATTATCAGCAAGAGCTTTTTCAATTTTCTCTTTCTTTTCCTTCTTCTCACGTTTAGCTCTCTTCTCAGCTTTCACTTCTTCAGAACCACCCTCTTTTTCTTCATCTTCATCAGGTTCTTCCTTATTTTCAGGTTCTTCCTTAGCTTTAGAAATTCCAAGAACTTTATAAGCTTCTTCGATTTCTGACTGGGTGATTTGCAATTCTTCTCTGGCCATAAAAATTATAATTTGTTTATTTATTTCAATTCTTGTCTACTGATGGAATAAATTTAAAATTTATTTTTCTACAAAAAAAATATTACTAAAGATTATTCATTAATCTGAATATACTGAGGATAGAGAAACTTTATATTCTCCACTGGAGAAGTGAGGATTTGTTCCAATGATGGCTTCTCCCACAATCTTGACCACCAACGAGAGATAAAGAACTTCTTTTCAAGATACCTGTACTTTATCTTCACTACTGACTGTACTATTGGGATTTCTGAATGAAAAGTAACTTGAAGAGATGAATCTATTGGGTTAAAGTCTATGACAAGAGAATTATAGATATCTTCATACACACCTCTTAATATTTCTACACTATCCTTTAAAGCTGAATCGAGTTTCAGTAGATACTGTCTGTCAAGTACAGCATTAAAAGATGACAAACTCTGAATCTTATTCTCCTTAACTCCAATAGCTTTTAATAGGGCTAAGTTAGCTTTTGTGATAGAGTCTCTGGTATGTATCAGATCATCTCTCTCCATTTTCATTACATGAGTCTTAGCTACCCAAACCTTTGTACTATCATTAATCTTTGTAAGTATTTGAGTTACACCTTCTTGATAAAAGTCGATTGCAACCTCCTGATTATCAATAGTGGTTCTGTAATGGCTAGAAATGAAATATAAAGATAGCCCCCACAAAAAAATCACTACTACACCTATTATTATATATATGTACTTTTTAAGCATTTTCAATTTGTTTTAATAAATTTTCTTTTAATCTTCTTTCTTGATAAACAGCTTTCATTCCGTCAGAAAGTTTCTTTCTGGTTGCTTCAGATACAACTCTACCTTTACTGGTCAGTCCGATCTTCTTCTTGTGTTCTTCAGAAAGTCTTCTTCCTTTATTAGCTTCTGAAAGCTTTTGTTTAGTTTCTTTAGAACAGACATGAAAATGTTTCCCTTTGCCATTTTCTGAGATCTTCTTTTTAGTTTCTTCAAACCGTTTTCTTCCAGAAAGAGCTTCTGACATCTTTCTTAAAGTCTCTGGAGACATGGGATGCCCCATCTTAGACTCTGAAATTCTTTTTCTAGTCTCTTCTGAAAACTCTCTCCCTTTAGTAGACTCTGAAATTCTCTGCCTAGTTTCTTCAGAAAGTTTTTTGCCTAAATTAAACTTTCTTAACTTCTCTTTATGTTCTTCAGACAACTTCCCATGACTACCTCCACCATCCCTTAGATTCATCCCATGTTCTGTATTGAAAGTTTGGAAAAGATCTACATAATGTTTCTCCCATCTGTTCAGTTCACTTCGTTCACATTGATGAATAATTTCGAAAATATGGCTTTCTAAACCATGTTTCTTAAAAGAGTAATATAACTTACGCTGCTCTTTACAGTCTAAATTCTTATAGTCCCTCCATCGAAAGTGAATATCAACGCTTTGGCCAATATAAATTCGACTAATCTGACTCATCTTTTAAATCTTAGCATTAGCATCAATCTTTCTTATGGGTTTCCAGTTGTCAATCATATCAACAACCCAGTCAAACAATAAACCTACTCCTAAACACATCACCATTGAGAATGTCCAACCCAATAACTCATAAGGGAATCTTAAACAGATAAATATTACTGCAAAGACAAAGAGAGCTTGGAGAATCTTGTCTTTTAAGTTATCTTTTACCCAAAACCAAAATTTAAACTTACTTGGGGTTGTAAGATTATTCTTTACTGACTTTCTAGTCTTGATACCCCATCTTATAAACATCCCGATAAAGCAGAAAAGGAATCCAGCCCAATATGTTGCTGGAGTCAGACCACCAAGTACTAACTCTTTAAACTCTTGAAGTTGACTAGTTCTTACTCTGGCAATCTCCAGAGATGTTGTAGTTACTTGGAGTGAATCTTTCATCACCTCTACTACATCTGGGCAGACTTGAAGCTGATGTAAGCTATCTTGAACAATCAATTCAGTTTGATGTAAAGGTTTGAGAGTTAGATCTCCATTTCGATCATTTAACTTCTCTGCTGACACTCCTGTCATAATAAACATCACACTTAATACTAAAAACATTAAGAACTTTTTCATAATTATTGATTTTGGTTATTACTCTTTCTCTTTTCAATTAACTGTCTTTTTATATTCTCAAATTCTCTTTCATCAATCTGACCAGATGTGAATGCCTTAGTAATAGTACAGATTGCTTGTTCTTTTTTCTTCTTCTCCTCTGGAGAGATGTGAACTGCATGTTCTAGATCTTCACGAATTATGGCTCCAGCATTTGATGTATCAATAGATTTTTCTATCTCTTTTTCTGGTGCCTTAAATTTTTCTGAACGATGATAGTCAGCTAGACTACTATGTACACCTGAAAGTTTAGATGATTCATTCATTTTCACTTCATGTTCTTTTCTTTGTTCACTGCTCAAAGTCTTGTCTTCAGATCTCTTCTCATGCTCCTCAGCTTCCTGAAAATGTTTTTTAGCTACACCTAAATGATGCTGTTTAGCATCTTCATGATCTTTAGCAGTGAAGTTTTTATGTAAATCATGATAATTAACAGTACTACTGTATATAGGTTTACCAGATTTTGTATGGCCGATGATTTTCCCACCTCTACTACCTTCACCAGCTTTTTCGATCTTCAGATTCAGATCTTTATCAACAGTAATTCTTTGATCTAATAAATCATCTGTGATATCAATAATAAGATTTGTTTCACCCTTCTGACCCTTTTCAATAACTTCAAACTCAACTTCTTCGTAAAGGTTCTCAGCCTGCCCCTTCATAATGGAAAGGAGAGTATTGTTATTCTTTGGCATGTGAGTTATGGCTACTCCCGTGATTTGTGACTTAAGAATCTTTTTAAAGTCTGGATGTTTCTCATCTTTTGAACCTCTTTCTACTACATTACCTTCAATAGAAAAACCAAGATGTCTTGTTGAACCTGACTTTTCCAAGAGTTCAGCTAACTGATAGACTTCCTTTGCAAGCTTTGAATCAGCATAAAGTTCACCTTCGATGTACAAACCCTTTGGAGTCAGTTCAGCTTTTGTAGGCTCACCAATAACGGCTGCTGGAGTACCTTTAGCTTGGTGATGCCAATTTAAAAAACCATATCTATTTAGATAAGATAGATCAAACCCTGAAGTATCAAGTTCTTCATCATCAGTATCCTTATCTTTAGTAGAAGCAACACCTTTGACAAGCATCTTCTTTTTGCCCTTTTCATCTGCTGACTTCTCTATCTCTAATGGGATAAAGAAATTAATTCTTTTTTGGTTCATATCTTTTATTCTTCTGATTGTTCTCGTTCTCTAATTAATTTGAAACCCATTTGTTTCAGCTCTTTTTCATGGTTAATCCCTTCTTCTTTTGAAATCTCTTTACCATCAGCATAAGATCTTAAATGCTCCATGGTATCTTCATCAAACTCATGAGAAAGAGTAAATGGTTTAAGTTGAATCTCTCTTACTACTCCACCCTTCTTATCTTCACCACCCATATAAGTATAGGTCTTTTTTGTTTCTGGGTGTTGTTTTACTGTATAATGAACTCTATGTCCAAACTTCTTCACAAAAGTATCAACATCCATTTCACTGTCACCACCAGTCTTAACCTTTTGATTAACTTTCATCCTGTTAGAGTTAGTAACACTACTCTGATTTGGATGGGACCGATATACAGTCTGCAAAAAACCTTTCTTATTTACAGTCATATTCTTTGTTAGTTTACTAAATACTCTTCCAGCTTTTTCAATTATTTGCTCTTCATCATCACTATCTTCAACAGATAATAAAACATCTGACATAGCTTTCTCAATCCCATCTTCCTTAAACTTATCTTCCAGCTTCTTAAGTTCCGGGTAATAGTCTTTTGACTCTTTGTAAATATGATGAGAGGCTATTGTTCTAGCCACTTCTTTATTCTTAGTATGTTCTTTTTCTACTTTCTTGCCTTCATCTAGAAAAATTTTAGCTTCTTCTTCAGTAATTTCATACTTCTTGGCTATCTGTTCTTCAGTAAAAGGCTTCAAGATGTCATCATCAACTCTCTCTACTTCTGCTTTCTCAAAATCTCTCTTGCCTTCAATTCCATAAATTCTATTAAGATTGTCATTCAAGTTAGATATCAAAGACTTTGTCTGACGGACTTCATGAGATAGCCATTCATAATTAAAGTGTTCATCTCTAGTTAAAACAACTTCATAGGGCTCTTGAAGAGTACACTGGAAATAGAAGATGATTACTTTGTCATCTTCATATCTTTCTTTTAGTTCACAAGTCTTTACTGTAACACCACACTCTTCACTAATCTCTCTCTTAACTGCATCTTGTGGATTTTCACCAAAATCAACATGCCCTCCAGGAAGACCATATTCATAAGGGGCAAATTCAGCATCTGGCTTTCTTCGAAGAAAAAGTATTTCTCCTTTATCATTGAAGATAATACCATCAGCATATTTAGTCTTCTTCTTACCTTTACCAATAGCTTCCTTGATAACATCAATAAAGTCCTGGAATAGAGCTCTCTTTTCTGCCTTCTCTAAAATTACACCAAAATAGTCTATTATTCCCGGATTTTCAATATCCAGAGATAACACTCTGGAGAATCCCTTTGAGAACTCTTCTCTTTCAATTTGATTAGCTGAATAACCAAGAACAAGAGAGTTTATAGCTTTCTTTAACTCAGTCTGATCTTCATTCTTAAAAGACACATAACTACGAACTGACTTGTGCTTCAATAAACTGACTTGTGCTTCTTGTGTCTTCTGGAGGCTAACTCTAAGACTAGAAATCTTTTGTAAATACTTTGACCAAGCTGATCTATAACCTTTCTGAATAAATTCTCTAGTTTCAACCAATTCCAGTGACTTTGCCTTCTCTAACTGTAAAAAAATTACTCTTAGCCTATCTTGACAATTCTTCTGAAATGTAGTAAACAACTCAAACTCTTTTCCAGCTTCTGCTTTCACAATAACTATCTGATCTTCAAGTTCTTTATAACGTTGAAGCTGAGAATCTGAATAATGAAACAAAGTGAACAAACCCATTCTTTATTTTGATTTAATCTCTAACTTAAACTTATCTGGAAGTAACTTGGCTAACTCTTTCATTACTACATTTGAATAATTAACATCTGGTAAGCGATCACCATTCATATCAACTAAGTCTCTTCCAGGAGCAATACAACCTCTTAACTGAGAAACATAATTGGTAATGTGTATCATTATCCCTGATCTATTTGGCACATTCAATATACTAAAGTGAACATACTTGAAGTGAGCATTTGGCTTTTCTTTCTGGACATCGTAAATACCTTCAAGAATACAACTAATATTTCTCTGGTTATCCTTATTCGGGAGCTCAACTGTATGACAAGTATAAACCTCTTCTTTACAATCATCAATAACAGAAAGATGACCTACAGTCTCCTTCTCTAGATAAGTACGAATTATAATTACTCTCATGGCATAAAGATATTAAAAATTCTTCAAACTTTACTTAAGATTATTTGATGTTTGATTATTATTAACGGTTTTTAAATTATCGAGAATTGGAATCAACTTACTTAATTCTTTTTGTGTTTTACAAATTTCAATAAGTATAATTCTGTTCATCTTCTGGTCTTGCTTATACGTTTCGAGGAATTCATTAAAGTTGCCATTAGTTGTTAAGGATTTATCCCGCAGGGTGTCAATTTGTTGTTGCAATGACTTGCGGGCTTCTGCTATTTCTGCCTTGTTGCTTATGTGAAATTGCTCCAGATTTTCGACCTTTTGTTTTACGTTTGGAATAGAATCAATATTTGCTTCGCGGTCTTTATATGAAGTTAACATACCTATTACAAGCCATGTAACAACACCTCCTATAATTGTGCCTATTACAGCTAATGTGAACTTATTGTTTAATAGTTTCATATCTAAAATTTTACATTCCCATTCCAAACAGTGTAAGTGTTTTTACTGTTATATCGTCTGTATCTGAATAAAATACAGTATTACTTAACAATAATAATATTAATAATATAAATAATATTTGTCTCATTATTCTTTGCTAATTGTTCTTATTCTAATATCTTTATTTGGTGTTAGAAAAATAATTTCAACTTTATCGCTCATTATTGATTGTCTTTGATTGCAGGTTGTAGCTGTATTCATCAGCCAACTTCTATTAATTGTTCCCGATACCACTACCGTAGTACTTGCGGATAGTGTATAAAATCCTATACATAATTTCCCTAAAAAAGAAATACCAATTGTGCTATCTTTTGGCACTAAAAATGTTTCAAAATCATTTTTTATAGAATCTCCATTAACACTAACATAGTGCCCAATATGGTAAGACTTAAAATATTCAGACACTCCGGTAGTGTCATATATTGAATTAAATGTTGTTAATATATTTCCAGAATTAAATGTAGTTATATAATCGGCCGTATCTAAACTTGTATATACTGTCCATGTTTCTTTAAATTTGTGAGAAATATAATTACTAATAAAATATGTCCAATGTCTTTTCTCGTTGCCCGGTAATCCGGTTTCCATCAAATTATAAATAGGGGTACTATTTGTTACCGTGTAAACATCTAATAATTCAGACAAATTATTTGCTATAACAATGCTATCTAAACCCGCATTAAATTGCGCCAACGTACTTGCATTTGCGTTTTCCCGCCACGGTATGTTTAACAAAACAGGCTGTGCTTGTATTGATAATATCGAATCTATCAATATGCCCATGTTAGTTATATAAGTATTGTAGCTAACAACACCCAGGTCATTAGTTCCAAATCCCATCACAACAATTCTAGGAGAATATGCTCTAACTTTTGTAGTAAAGTTAGTGATTGCTGTAGTGGATGTCATTCCAGGAGTGCCAGAATTAACGATAGTTGAACCATAAAAAAAAGGATAACCACCCATCAACACATTCATATAGCCATCTGAATATGGCTCCCATCCTTCTACGGTTATACTTGGTTCTGAAGAATAATGTTTTGTATTTGAATCGCCGTATCCTACTATTGTAGGATTTCCAGATATTGTTATTCCAGTATTTGTTGTTATAGATTCTGGGTTGTAAGAAACTGACCCATCTATTACCATTTGACCTTTACAAGAGAAAGAATAACACACTAATAATATAAATAATAATTGTCTCATTAATTCGTTGCATAATTTACATTAAGTCTAACTCCTGTCCGATAATTTAAATTTATTTTAATTGCTACACCCGCACCGGCATCATAAACACATACATTCCCAGGTGTATCCGTTGTTGCAGCAGTTGTCCAGCCACTGCCAGTATTATATGAAGCATCTAACCATGTTGTTCCATCGTCTTGAAAAGAAAAATAAATTAATATTTTTCTAAACCCAGCGCTATCAACATATAATGTGCCATAACCACTTTGTCCTGTAGCTAATGTTATTGTTCCACCATCTGCTAAACTTGAAGATTCTCTTTGTAACTTTAAAGAATCTGATTCATATAAATTATATGTTTGAGAAATAATGCCGGAATTATAAATTATAAATTCCGGCAGTAGAGAGGCTGTATTTATGGGTACTGTGTAAAAATATAGATTTGACCCATATTTGCTATTTGCAAATGTTTCAGCCGCAATTGCCGCTATCATTGCGCCAGCATACAATCCTCCACCAGCTTGTCGAGCGGCCTTTAAAGTAAGTTTTGCAAACATGTCTCCAACTGACGTGTTTACATTATCGTCTTGTGCTATAATTATTTCTCCGCCTGCGGTAGATGAGCTTGAGCCAGTGTATACCGCTGCAATAGCTCCTCCTGTACTGCTTTTTGTTACATTTAATGTACTAACATATGACGTTACGTTTGTACCACCACCTATTCTCCACGTTCCAACAGAATCCATACTAAAAAGATTTGCGCCGAGAACAGATTTTGCGCCAAAAATTGTTTTTCCTAAAAGTGTTTTATATATATAAAATGCGGCAGTATCTCTTTGCTGAGCTGCCGAAGAAGTATTTTTGTTTATATCTCCGTCATAAATACAAATCGAGTTTAAATTAGTTGCAAGGTTGCTGTTAATATTTAGTTGATGAAAGTACGTTGTTGCCCCTACTGCCGTTTTTCCAGCAATTTTTATATCTCCTGACACATTTGTTGTGTCATCTGTAGAATTTCCTGCATAAAAATTTCCATTCACTGTTACCGTACTGTCAAATATAGCATCATCAACAAACTCCATAGTGTCATTTATGTTTGTGTTTAATCTATTAGATCTTAATTCTGTAGCAACAGTAACATTACCTAATGTATCACCAACTAATCCATCTACTGATGTTGTTTTAGTTGACGTGTTAAAAATAAAACCATTTATGTTGCTTGTTAGTTTGTTCTGCCTATATTCAGTGCCGGCATAATTTTTTTTTGCCAACATATAGGTCTCTCCTGCGTTAATAGACAATGAACTCTGAAACAAAGCACCAGTAATTGCGGTTGTATTTGACTCCAACACCCATGCACCATTACCCGTAATGGTTCCATTTGTTCCTGCACCATCATATTTGTCTATATGTAAATTCCCGTCAGAATATACATATATGCTGTCTTGAAGACTTCCTCCTATTAGACTTATTGAGTCTAAATGAACAGTTTTATTATTAAATAACACATCACCTGTCATCTGTATTGGTGTCGGGTTAGAAATCATTGAAGAGGTATCGTTCACAGTGATTCCATAATTCTGCGTATATAGTCCTACATAATTTGTGTCTACATAAACATAAGAGCTTTTTATAACTCCAGTCCTCCATAGTTGTAATGTTCCATCGTCATATATTGACGACCTATAGCCATTCAAATCTGTTCCCAAACAAATTTTACTTTGAAATGTTGCGGAATCGGAGAATAGATTATTACCTTGAAATTCGTTATATTTGGTAAATATATTTTGTGTCCCTAGTCTGGGGACATTTGCTGTATCAGCTTTCCATATTGGATCGACTTCTGGACCAGATGATAAAACTCGTTTAGTCGCTGTAGTTAAAGTCTTAGTCCCAACTGTATAAGCTGTCAACTCATATATAACACCTATATCTTCTTGACATACTTGAGTTCCAGCTGGAAAAGCTACTTTAAAAGTTGTTACTGCATCTGGGACTGAAATCACAGTAGTTCTTATCTGAGAACAAACTGTTATTGACAAAAATAACAACAATACAAATAACATCTTCTTCATTGTTTCTCTAATTAATAATTAACACTTCTGAACCAGCTACTAAACCAACAGCAAAAACAATTGAACCAGCTACAATTGACCACCCCCAACTCTGGTAAGCCCCATTAACAAACACCAGACATGTTGTATTCAAGATAAACAATGTTGGGGTAAAAGTTGTATCTCCAGCTCCTGCTATAAAAGGCTCAGTCTGAATAGGAGATGTACCCGTATATGAAATTGGGTAATAAGTTATTGATCCCATTTCTATTTATTTATTTGAAGAATAACTGTTACAGTACCAGTCGTATTTGTCCCTTTCACTAAATTTACATTCAACCAAGCAGTCCCAAGAGGCACTGTTGACACAAAACTGTGAGAGCTTGAGCCTACTCCAGGACTCCAACTAAAAGTGGGATGGTCATCAAACCCTAAATCAGGGTCATTTGACTGTTGAACTTTTACGACAGCATCAGCCTTATCTAGACCAGTACAAACTATCTGAATAGAATAATTTAAATGAGCTTGTAACTTGTATCGAAGATTTAAAGGGGCTTTTGTGACATCATACCTATTGACTAATACAATAGGCTCATACTGTTGAGGACTACCCAGATTCATACGTTTTATTTTTTATAAAAATAAAAAATTATCTTCACACTTCCAAAAAACACTTCTCAGAAAAAAATCTTTCTAGAACAGACTTTAACACCCCTTCCCTAACTCCCTTATTATTATACCCTAAGAATCTTGCAAACAAGATCTTTTCATCAAAAGTATACATTGGAGATTCAGCAGTATACTTATACCCTTGTGGAATCTCTTGATGTTCTGACAATGTCTTGTTAAAGTACCAAGTATTTATTGTAGCTTTTTGATTCTTAAGTTCATTCATCACTGAAACAAACTTCTCTCTCTCATAGACCATTGGGAAATGAGATTCATAGTTAAAAGTTGACTTATTTTCAGCCAACAACATTTTTTTTGTATTTTCAAGTCTCTTACTCCATCTATTATTATAGTCAGTACGAGTTTTCAGATCATATAAATAATAAGGAACTAAGTCTTTGACAAGAACTGGCTGTAAAAAACACTGGTCATCACTCATTCGAACAAATTGATCACTTACACCACTATAGCAAGCTTTCAAAACCTTAATGATCAGATTCAAGTCCTTATCATCACCATGAACATCTCTTTGATCTACATGAACTAATCTTGAATTGGACCAGTTTAAAAAGTCAGGCTTTTCTCCAACAACAAAGACTCTGCCAAGATCAACAAAGTACTTACAAACTGATCTTATAGCATATCGAACTTCATTATCTTGCCAGATGGAACCTGGACCTAGTGGGATTACAACATCAATCTTATTCATAACATTCTGTTCTCAGAGCATAAAGTCTTTGGGAGATTTGGGTGGGCAAACAACTTTCTATTCTTAAGTCAGTCTTTGTAAACGGGAAAGCTGGATTATTAAAAAACTTCTCTCTTTTTATTGAAATATTGTTTAACCCGTGTGTGTCTACACCAAACAAACATTCACTACCAAAAAGATTAATTTTATTCTTAGGTTGTACACTCTTGTAAATCCATCCATCAACACAAGCTCTTCGTGGTATATCAGGTAAATTTCTCATATACTCTGTAAGAGTAGCCATATTCAAACCAGCATTCTGAACTCCATCTAGATCTTCATACACTATGTGTTGATGAGTTCGAATATTAAAAAACACTCCCTTCTTATTCTGAACCCAATCATAACCTTTATTCACATATCTAAAAGTATTACTTAGTCTATGAGGTTCAGAATAGCAATCAGCAGCCTGTAAGATGAATGTTCTAGACGTCTGAGCGGTTTGAGATGCAATTAACTTCCACTTTTGGAATAAAGGTATCCATTGAGTAAGCTTTATGTACTTTAAGGTACCTGCTACTTTCTTCAATCTCTCCTCATATCCTTTAAAAAATTTTTCACCACAAAATTCACCTGTATTTTCTTCAGCCACTACTAATTCCCATAAAAAATCTACATTTTTTTGTCTACAAAGACTCTCCATGGCTAACCAGGCAATCTTCTTACTATTAAATACTGGAAGGGCTACTGATAGTTTAATCATCACTCTATTACTTTACAATTCTTAAAAACAGTAAATTCTGTTAAATCCCTGTAACCATTATTCTCACCAAGATCTTTGTTATTTTTTGTCATGTTCTGCATTAGAGCTAGTCCATGAGCAGCCTGTTGAGGTGTAATGTACATGTTAAAACCTAACATATCTATATCATCTTCATGATACATCTTCTCTGATCTCCCTTCATATCTCATTTTCTTGAACCAGGCTACAGCTTCTCTATTATCTGTCAATATCATCCCACCTTTACCCAACTTCAAATGCTTTTTTATATGGAAAGAAAGGCACATGAAAGAATTATTAAAGTACATGTTAGAAGTAAAACGTTTGGCAGAATCATATATTGGGTATGGATGTAGTTCATATACACCCTTCCAATTATTAGAAGTCTCTCTCTTGTCAAAAATAACTTCTCCACCTGCATGAATGATGGCTTGAGGGACTGAAAGATACGTTTTAGAAGGAATAGTTACTTGTCTAACATTCAAATACTTACAACATAAAAATAAGGCATTCGTACAACTATCAACAGAAACAGCAAAAGGGGCTCCAGTATATTCTGCAACTTCTTCTTCAAACATCTGAACTATTCTGTAAGAATTAATGTTCATACTCCCAAAATTTAGTGTCTAACCAATCTTCTCCTTGAAACATAAAGTTTCTGGCCAATTGAGCAACTGCCTTTGTACTTTCAGCTGAATCTCTCTCTCTTTCAATCAATTTTATCACATCTTCTCTAGTTTCAAACGGGATACAATATGGGGCTGGATAATTTGAGATGCTTCTTCTTCCCATATGAGCCATCTCAATACTGGTTATAAGACCAGGTGTTGGTGTTAATTGAAGATTGACAAATGATTGTTTATAATAATTCTCTTTCACAAACTCAATATCATGACCTTGATATCCAATAATAACGTTCTCTTCTCCAAAATACCTGACTACTACATCTAACAAGTCTTTTCTATAATGTGACTGAAAACTTCTTAAAGGTTTACCTTGATAAGCATAGATCTTCTTTCCTGTTGATACTGGAGTGAATGAAGAATAGTCTTTCAAAGGGATTCTTAAAAACTTCGAGCCCTTGATGTTTCCCAGATCTTTAAAATAGTCTCTACAGATCATTGTATCACTAATCACAAAAACTTCATCCTCCAGTACAAACTGTTGAATATTAACATGGTCAGAGCCAGTAAAGAGAACAATCTTCAAACCTTTGTGTTCTTTTATCTTTGTTACATCAGATGTCTGGTAACACCCTAGAAATATACAAGGCTTAGTTGAGCTGTAATAATCTTTCAAGTCCCATTTTTTCTTGAAACCTTTTCCAAAAAATCTTACACCAGAACTAATATGACATTGGTCTACTTTCATTTGTTAATTACATAGGCTATCTGGATACCGAATCCTCTTGTTTTAAACTTAGACTGTAATTCAAAAAACTCTTTATTTATTGGATTAGAATAACCTTCGTACTTTTCATTTGTTTGTTCAAGCTCTCGAAGAAAACGACTCCCTAAATAATAAGTAGAACTAAACTCTTCACTCTTAAACTTGTAAATGTTCTTCTCTTCTAGAAAAGCTTCGAGGAGTTCTTGCTTCAGATATCTATTGAAGTCATGTTCATATAAGGGACTTAGATTACACAAAGCTCTTAGAGAATTTAATCTAAACAGTGGCTCAGCAAACCCTTCAGATAAAATAACTTTCCCACCTGGTCTAGTTACTCTCAAACATTCTTCAACTCCTTTCATTTGCTCTTTCCAGGTTGGGAGATTGATAAGGGTTCTGGTGGTGTAAGTCACATCGAACAGATCGTTTTCAAAAGGTAAACATCGAACATCTCCTTTAATAAAGCTTATCCCTTCTGCCTTTTCTTTCTCCATTCTTTCATGAGCCACCTTGACCATGTTATAACAAAAATCCACCCCAACAATATTTATTGAATGTCTGTCTTTTTGTTTAAAAGTGGAGTACCCATTGGCACAACCAACATCCAAGACCATGTCTCCATTATTAATATGTCTGGATATTACACCTATCTCCAAGTCTATTGAAAAATTATCACCCCAAGAAGCCCAATGAGAACCTTTATACTTATTGGCATTCTCTGACCAAAACTTCTCTATAAAGTTCATTGTTGAGTATAGTTTTGAGTTTTAGAAATATCTCCTGAATCAAACAAACCTTGAATAGACTGAAACTTCTCTTTACTAATAAATGAATTAGCTTGTCTCTTTACAAATACAACAAGAACCAAATTCCTTGGTTTCTGGTAATAGTCTTTATTCAGAACCTGAAAGTCTTGAACTTCATACTTGCAAGCAGAAGCTAACTCTCTAAAGAATTTCTCTGAATAATAATACCTACCATGCTTTCTCCAATTACCTACCAATGGCACTCCATGAATCATTATCCCACCCTTCTTACAAAAAATATGAATATTCTTAAAGCACTCATACTGGTCACAACAATGTTCTGTAGTCCCATAATTTGTAATCACATCAAACTTCTTCTTTAAGTCTATTGGTTGGGATAGATCCAGGGACAAAGCTCCATCTAGCCCATTCAAGTCAATAGAAGTATGACTAACACCTTCACTCTCATAAATGTCTTTTGCTGGCTGACCATCAAAATCTTGGTTCCCCAATTCACACCAATCTAAGCCTTCATACTTAACACCTCTTAGTTTAAGTTGACTTTCTTCGTAGTCTTTGATTATTCTTAAGATTCCCATAATTAAAATTGATAAAAAGGTTTCTGAACCCAATCAGACAATCTACTATATGAAATTAAATTCTGGGACTTTACTCTATACTGATTCATAACATGATAGTCATAGAAGAGATTAAAAGAGGTGTCTAGCATTGCTCTCCATCCTTCAAAGTTCTTGATTACAATTCCACACCCGCACTTCGTTTCTGGAACTGTACAGATATGTAATTCTGGATGATACTTTAAAACATGAGGCACAACCTTCCAGGCAGTACCATTGTCTAGGTTATTTGAAGTATCTTCAAACCTTATTGGTAATACATCATGAAGAACAACAATACCATTATCACTAAGACATCTTACTGAATTCATCAAATCTCTATAAACAAATTCAGCTTCATGATTGGCATCTACAAGAACTAGATCAAACTTTTCTTTACTTTGTTTAAAAAACTCATCTGTAGAACCACAAAAACTTGGCTTACATCTTGACTCAACATCTACTGAAAACTTGAAAGTACAAGGGATATGGTCAAAAGTAAGACTAGAGTCTCTTAATCCCAACTCAAGATAGGACTGAAGCTTGTACCTATTAACTAAATCAATTAATATCTCTCTTCTATTTATCATAACCACCCTCTAAATTCTGTTTCTTTACCTTCCATAATATCAAACATATTCTCAATTCTATGTTTGGCAGTATGTTTCTGTTGATATAACTCTAAACCATTCTTTTTTATTCTTTCTCTTAGCCCATCTCTTTGCTGATAAAACTTAATAAGCTTTACCATCTCTCTTGGACTTTCAAACCAAGCTAAATGATAATGGTTTCTAAATAACTTCTCTATACCTGGGAAGTAAGAAACTAGAGCAAATCCACCAGCAGCAAGAATATTATAAAGTCTATTGCTTGTTGTCAATTTCCATGGAAGGGTTAGAGATAGATTAATCTTTGTATCTCTATACAATAAGCCTTGATTTGAAGTTGTCTGTTCATTATCTATAAGACAAAATCTGAAATTCTCTTCTACTACGTGAAGAAGCTTATTTCTCCAGAGATGATATCTCTTATGCTGAACATGACCAATAAATAGAACATCCCAAGTAATATTACCTGTAGGTTCCATGAAGTCTCCATGATTAAACCCACACTGTGGCATATAGTAAACTGGTCTATTAAGATACTCACGATATTCGGAAATAAGCTCACCTGAACAAAGAAAGATATAGTCAATTCTATTAATTTTCTCTTTTGGAAAGATAGCTTCTGGATTTCTGTAGTCATTAAACCAAAGCCCTACTCTAGCATTAGTCTCAAGTCTTGGGAAGGGTTTGTTATGCCAAACAATCAAGTAGTCATAATTCTTAGCTTGATCTAAGTCATTAAAGTCAAGTATGTCATAGTTAGTGCTACAGATTGCAGATGCCATGGGTCCAGAAGCACGATTTTTGTCTGATATTATTATAGCTCTTCTTGACATTTATTCAACTTTCTTTTTAGATGAAAGGATTTTTGGGCTTTTGACATCTTCTTCTTAGTTTCTAGAGAGTGGTGCCTTCCTGTTAAGATTCTTGAATGATGTTCTCTTTGTTCTTCTGAAACCTTATGACCAATTAAGGCTTTACTAATTTTTTGCCTCCATTCTTCAGTAAGAGGTTTACCTCTACGAGTACGAGACATCTTTTGTTTAGTTCCCAGAGAGTGATGTTTGCCTCTGGTACACAAAGAGATCATCTTTTTCTGCTCTTCAGACCGAACTTGTCCTCGATTAGCATTACCTATCTTCTTTTTTGTCTCTTCAGTATGATGTCTGCCCTTCATGAACGTAGGATTCTCAACAATATCACCACCTTTCAATATATTATACCCATCTGGAAAGAGAGTGTTTTCTTTCTTAATAAAGTATTCTTCAAAAAGGTTGGCTGCAAATTGAGAAGTCAAATCTTCAATGAGAATTTCTTTTTTAAAGTTTTTCAGACCATGTTTCTTGATTGATCTCAAAAGATAGATACCACTACCAAAGTAATGATCATTCAAAGGAGCTCTACTTCCTTCATAACAATGTTGGCCAACATAGCTTTTGTTGGTGATTAAGTTAGTAACTTTGTAGATATACCAAAGTCTCATAACCACTCTTGAAATTGTTCAACAGTAATAAGACCAAGCCAATCTTTTCTATTTTTCTCTAAATCTGAATATTTTAGATCAATCATCTTTACCTTGTCAGAAGATGACTTTAACTGTTTACTCATTAAGTTCAAACAAATGACTCCTACACCTTCATCTGTGTCAATAACAAACATTTCATTTGCTAACTTTCTTTTTAGAGCTACCCAGGCTCTCCAACAATTCCCATTCCATCTCTTACTAATTCTAGGAACTTGTTGTTCAGTTTCTAGTTTTGGGTTACAGTCATGACAGACTATATATCCATCCATCGAGATAAATTTCAAAGAATTAAGAATGTCTTTTTCAAACTGCCAGTCTTCATGTAGTCCATCAATAAAGATAACATCAAACTTCTCTTTATTCTGTTTGAAAAATTCATCAGAAGTACCTACAAAGTCTGCTTGAGCTTTTGGGTCTGGGTCAACACCAATTTTATGAAGAGCTGTCACCTTATCATAACACTTCCATCTACCTTGAACACCAATTTCAAGATAACTAGTGCCTTGGCACTTCTTCAACAAAGCATTTATAATGTCATATCTTAACATACTTCTTTCCGTCAAACTTGTATTTCTGGTGCTTACTATTGCCATGTTTATGTTTTCGTAACTGAAATAGAGTCTTGACAACATTATAAGGAATAAGACTAATATCTAAGGGAGTTTCCCATACTACAAAATTAAAAGATAGTTGGTCCCTCTGACTATGCTTAAGAACTTGATCCCACCACTTAGTCATTAAATACTCAATCTTACTATTAAAGGGACGAATAAGTATACGACTAGCTATAAGTCCATTGTTTATGGGATAGCCAACCTGGTGGTAAAGACTCATTTGCTTTTCTATCACATTTCTTAAGCCCTTTCCCATCCTAATACAAGCCATAGCTTCTTCATAAATACACTTACGATCTGGATGTACCAGAGTTGTCATGTCCATTCTATGAAATCTTTGTACAAAGACATTTAAGTCACTTATTATTCGAATATTTGAATCTATCCAGATGCTTAAGTCAAATCCAAACAAGAAAGCATGATGAAGTATTTTTATCTTTCTGGCAAACTTAGTATTTGAAAGGCTTGAGTCTCTGACCATCCTAATATCCCAAATATAGTCTTTTCTCTTCGCAAACAAAGTCTCATTATCCGTAAAACAGACATAACTCCACCCTGGTGTAATGACAGTTGGGTTATAGAGATCATCATAGTCTCCAATTATGGCTGTATAAATAACTTTTTTCATTTCTTGAGATGTTGCTTAAATGAACGTCCACCTTCAAGTAAACGATAGTAATGAAATAGATAAACTCCCTCCATTATCAAAATCTTCTTTCCTGCTTTTATTAATCTTCTACTAATATCATTGTCCACTTGAAGAATACCAGATCCAGCAAATGGGAAGTTTCTCCAGGTACTCTTCTTAATACACATCATGATACCTGAAATAGGGCTCTTGGACTCTTTTACTTTTTCATAAGAGTCTAATTGAATTTGATGAGCCAATCTTCTGTGAGTCTTGATGTCAGCATCAGCTGAAATTTGGCCTCTGAAACATTGATTAAGATTACCTACTCTATTTGTAATACAAGTAAACATACCCGTCTCAGGGTATTTATTTACTATGTGTGTAATCTGATGTCCGTAATTTGGAGTTAAGAAGCAGGCATCTCCATCAAAAAAACATGCCCAACTGTTATCGTTGGGTAACATTTCTATATATTGATTGTAAGACTTACCTATGTTTTTGTTGAGAGAGTAAACTCCCCCAAAGAAGTATACCAATTGCATTATTTACAGTCTCTTTAAAAAGTTCTTCTTATCCCCCAAAGCTCCCTGAACTTGAACTATCAACAGTATAATCAACAATTACTGTTTCAGCAATATCAGTAGCTACATACGAAAGTTTTAAATGATGGGCTAAAGCAAAGTCTTCAAACTCTTTAAGAGTATGTTGAATACACTGAAAATCAAATCCACGATGTTTTTCAAGATCACTCATTCCTGAAATTTCCATTACAGTAAAGTTACCTCTGGCAGCTAAAGTTGTAACATCAAGGTCAGTTTTATATTCAACTTTTGAATAATCGTTCCCTGATTCAAGAACTAATGTTAAGATTCCCATGACTATTGTTTGTTGTTATTTTATTTCAATCTTTACATAACGAAACTGCTTCTTTCCAGCCACCTCAACTTCTTGTTTCTTAAATTTGGAGAGTTCAAGACAAGCTTTATCATAATCGGCATCACTCATCAAACTTTTTTCAAAGGCTTGTTCAATCCCTTTCTTGATCACTCCCATCTGAGCTTCATTAAAACCTGGAATAGAAGATTTCTGTGTCTCTTCTTTCTTTTCGGTGAGAAAGTTCTTTAAAAAATTTGCTTGATTATCAATATTGTTTTTAGCGATGTCTTGAGTGTTCATGTTTCTGAATATTTATTGAATAAAAATAAAATATTTTCTTGAGAAATAAAAATTCTATTTCTTCTTTTTCTCTTTTTGAAGAGCATTATGATTATAAATGCCTCCACCACCATTTGCAAATTTAACATGAGCAACATCCTCATTTACAAAACTTACTGTACCAGTTTGACCTCTTCTGTCATAAGGGTCAGAAGTTAAGTTATGTGGAACTCTTACAGTGTCACCCTTCTTATGTTCATGTCCTGGTGTAACATCTTCAAACTCATCATCTCCCTTCTTACCAAACTCCTTACGAGCAGCTTCAAGAACTTTAGCTCTATCATTATGCTTCTCAACCAATTCTACTAACTTGGCACGATTACTGCCTGAAAGATCAATACCTTCATCTTCAAGAGACTCTTTGACACTACTGAACATCTTTTCTTTTTCTTTCTTCTCTTTACTTTTATTCTCCCACATTGAATCTTCTTTGTCATTCTTCATATTTCTATGAAGTTCTTTCTTAGTGTCAGAGTGCATTTTTTTGAATTCTTCTGGACTGATACCAGCATGAGCTGAAACTTTCTTAATGGTTTCTTCATCATGGAGATCAACTTCTTTTTCTTCTTTATGAGATTCACCTGCTTTTGCTTTACCTCTGTATACCCACTTGCCATTTACTCTCTCATGTTTTTCACCTGACCAGATACGAACAGTACCATCTGGTAAGCCTCTTGCCTTTTGGATTTCATCACTGGATAAACCAAAGGATCTTAAGACCACTTCATCTTTTACCCACCGTTCTCCTACGCCTTCAACGTTTACAAATAGGAAAGTTCCAAGATCTTCTCTAGCCTTCTGTAACTTTGCTGGATCATTACCTTCTTCTTTTTCAAGAGCTACTGATAATAACTCATATTGATGATCTGTGAAAGACATTATTCTGGTATCAGCTTTCTCAATGTTACCAGAGGTGAAATGTTTCAACACGGTTCTGTTTGAATCTAACATATACTAATTACTTTTGATAAAGTTATTAATTTTTTCTTAAACTAAAAACTCTTTGCCACCAATTTCTACTCTGACTCTTTTTCTTTCAATCTTCTTCTTTCTTTCAGCTACTGGCTTCAGTTTGGAGAATGATTTAGTTTCTTCATCCCAGTCTCGGTCTTCTGGAACCTCCGATAACAAACAACGACACCAAGGGTGTAAAACTTGCAATGTTGGCAACCATTCAGCTTGTTTCTTACCAATATTAGTCCCATTAGCTTCTAGTTGAGATAACTTGAACACTCTTGGCTTACTGCCTAGACCATTAGTAAGATAAGCTTTTATACAACTATGACATGCTCCTTGAAAAACATCTTTATACACTTCTGGATCTATTCCAGGATTATCCCGTTTGATTTGGGCTGATCTACCCTCTTCAAAGGCATTTTGAAGTTCAGTCTCCACGATACGCCCGAAGTCGCGTTGCCAGTCACCAGTCTTATGTCCAATACTACTGACTATCTGAGATACACTCTTCCTGTCTTCTACGCCTTGACTGAGTTCTTTCTTGATAATCTTCTCTGTCTTAGCTCTTTGGAGTATAGATTGTTCAGAGATCTGGGATTGAAGTTCTTGACCAATCTTGGACCCAAGACCTTTAATATGTGAATAGGTCTTTTGTTTTAAGATTCTGACAGTATCTTTTTCTTGAGTAGTTAGTGGGAGGTACTTGCCTTCTTTAACAAACTTTCTTATTTCTGGATAAGTCATTCTCTTTACAGTAGGCATGGCTAGAGATTGAGAAAGTAACCCAAATTTGAATGCCAATTCAGTAAAGTCCTGGACATCCTCTATCTCCATGCCATACGATCTTAGTACAGACTTGTCAACATCACTTAGAACATCTTCACCTAAATTTTGACCAACAAACAGTATATGTTGGGCATTTATGATATTTACTAACTCTTGTATTTCGTTTGGTTGGAATAACATCTACTCTTCTTCTTTTAATTCTACTGGTGTTAGAACAATCTTCTTGGGCACATATTTTTCATATAACTCCGTTAAGCTTGAATTTAATTGGATAAAAATTCTGGTCTTACTATTTACAAACACACACACCTTATGACCATTGTATAAAACATCCACCTTTCTTGGAGAGTTAAGATTCTTTTCAGCCATCTCGATGGTGGCTTTCATTCCATTTTTGCAGTCCTGACCACAATACAAGGAGGTTTCACTAGTAAATTCTCTTCCACATTTCAAACAATATCTTTGTTCACCCAAGTTCTTAATCTTTACTTCATCAATCAAAGACATGTTTAAGTCTGACTTAAGATTGACTCTTTCTTTTACAAAGACTTTCTTAGTCTTTCTTTTTCTTGGATGTTTATCTTTGGCATGACCTTTACCAATAGGAACATTATCAGCCACTCCTGGGACCCGAAGTTCTTTTAATTCTCCTACTTTTTTACCTTGGATAAGAATATCGGCTTGAACTTCAATACCCCTTCTTTCAGAAGCTTCACTTATACCTTGTATTACCTTATCGGCTGCTGCTACACCCTTTCTTTTCTCATCCTGGATTCTTTTTATGTTGATAATGTTTGCATCATGGCTACATTGTTTGCTACAATATTTTTTACATTTTTTTGTGGTTTGGAAGGGTTTCTGACAAAGGGTATGACCACAAATCTTATTTAAGATTGGTTTGTCTACTCTTACTCTTGCCTGATGTGATGTCTTCTTAACTTTTGGTTGAGGAGATATGTCAGCTCCTGTTTTTGAATGTTTACGATGATAGTAAGCTAAGTTATATCGTCTGACTTTCTCCTTCTTACATTCAGGTTTACCACAAAGGACTTGACTTGGTAATATCTTGATAAAACTCTCTTCACATATTTCACAAGAAGCTTTTCTACTTTCAGTTACATTTACTAGAAACTTATTGGTTGCCTCTACAATCTCTTTCTTTGTTTCAGTAGTAACTCTCTTTCCTAGTAAGTCATTTAACTGATCTCTTAGTTGGAGTTGTTCTTCTTGTGTGAGTGAAAGAATTAATCTATCTAGTGGAAGATTCACATTTACAATCGGTAGCATAACTATCTTTATTTACGTTCTTTTATAATTGAAACCATTTTTTTTGTTAACTGAACTAGTGACTTACTTAACATCACTGAATAGTTCTGTTTAAATTCATCTTCATACTTTGTCACAATGTTAGGATACCTTGTTTGATCATGGTACTTTTTGGGAAGTTTCTTTATGTCTGATGAGGTGATGATGTCCACTAGTTATTGTATTTCGTTTGGTAAAAAAATCATTGATAAATTGGCATGGTGATTGAAACTCCGTCAGTTTCTTTAACCAACTCTCTCAATCTATTTAGTATACAATTATGTCTATTCCAGAAGATCTTAGAATTAAAATTAGAAGCTCCTGATTTTATAACTGACCTGTAAATACTTCTCCAAGTCCCAAAAACCATCTTTTTCCCAACATATTCTTTAATAACTCCATTAAATAACTTACTATTAACAGTCATTGAAAATTCAACATCACTAATCAAATTAATGATTCTTTTTCTTTTTTGAAGAATGGCTAGAACATCCTCATTGGTGGCAAACATTGTATGTATCTTTCTGTCATCCATGTTTTCATGACTAACACATACATTGGCATTGGTTTCATTACAAACATATACTTCACCTTTAGAATTCCCTCTATAATGATCTCTCCAGGCTATTACATACCTATAACCCAAACTTAATGCTTCTTGAACTGAAAAGACTTCTTTCTGTTTCATAGACCATTTTTATTTTTAATTAATAATTTTAAATTTCGGTATAAATATAATAGTTATATTTTTCAAAACCTAATATCTATTAAATAAATAATTTACCTTTAATATCTCTTGGTATTAGATCATTTTTAAAAAAAATACCTAACTGAACATATTGATAAGCTCCATGTTTATAACTATCTACTTTTTCTGTTAAATTTTGTTGAACGAGCCAATCTGGAACTAGCAAATCACCACTCTTAGTCTTTTGACTAAGACTCTTTGGGAAGAAAACCTTACTACCAATTTCTCTTTCAGTATGATAATCTTCAACACCTACACTAACTCCATAAGATTTATCATATTCAGTAAAAGAATTTACAGGAAATTCTTTTAGAGAGTTTTGATCTTCAACCTTCTTACTCTCTTCTTCAAAAAATGGTCTATCAACACTAATCACTCCATTTTCTTCTTTCATCTTAAAAGGTGGTATCCAGAACTTAACTTCTCTGTCACCAACACCCTCAACATTATACTTAATTTTCCCTTTGAATTGAATGGCACCTTTATCAGACTTCTGAACTATACTATCTTTGGTCAAAACTACTGGAGTTTGTCTCAATTTTTGTTCTTCTTGATATTGACTGAAAGTTTGACTACTTTCTTTTAAAGCTTTTGTAGCACTATCTGTAAAAGAGCCATCATCTCTTTGTGATCTTCCCATTACCCAAGCTACTTTTTCACCATCAGTAATAAGTAAAGCCCCTTTCTTAGTTTGAAATAGGACTTTAATATTAGTCTGAACTGAAGGTTTGATGATCTTTGGTTCTACTTTAAACTCCTTCTTCTCTACACTCTTAACAGTATTTAGGTCAATTAACTTATCCCATTTCTGCCCTTCTACTCTGACTGCCAATTCAATCTTACCTGTTGATAAGCCTGACATACCAGAAACTGTACCTTCAACAACTGAACCATCTTTACGAAGAACTTTAACATAGTCACCTTTATGGAGATGTTCTATGACTTTCAGGGATTCTGGAGTTTCATAGGCAGTGTGTGCAACATCCGACATGGTTTCAGAACCACTCTCATCTACATAGACTGTAGTTAAGAAGGTTCTCCCACCTCTTGTAATTAATTTTCTCTTCTTTGTCAACTTACCAATGTTCTTGGCAGCTTTCAATAGATCTGGAACTGGTATGTCTCCATTATTAAAAGCTTTGTTCAGAACATCAATACTCTTTACAATATCTTCTTCCGTGGTTTCATTCTTGGCTAATGGTTGACCTTCCATGGACTTGAAAATGTTGTCAACCTGTTTGTTAGCTCCTTGGTTTCTGATGTCTTCAATTATTGACATATTATTTTTCTTTAGTTTCTTGTTTACCATTCTTGACCAGAACTTTCAAACCCTTTTCATCTCCCTCCTGATAACTGAATCTGGATAAGTCTTTTTCTTCTGACTTATCTTTCTTCTCTTCTTTCTTTTTAGGTTCTGGCTTCATTCTAATATTTCTTAAAAATATAATGATTATATTTATTAAACAACTTTTTCACCAATTGTTTTATAACATCTCTAAAAAGATTTGTCTCTTACCATCTTTCTCATCTATCTTCTGTACCTTGAATCTTGAAGATCTAGGGAGAAGAAATTCATATTCATCACTGTACATATCTCTGTTGGTTTCATCACCAACATATTGCATTGGAATAGCCTTCTGCCCTTTTCTAGCTTTAATTATTAGATTAGTTGTTGATTCAAACTTGTCGTTAACAATCTTTTTACTTAATGAAGTTGAAACATAACCTTTATCTTCATAAACTTCACCTTCTGATAAACCTTCAAAAAACTTAGAACTGTTTACACCTCTTTGTAATTCAAGATCATGCTTTAAGTAACACTTAGAAAAAGCCTTATCCATCTCTCTTACAACTTGTTGATCTTCTTTGTTTTCTTGGTCTTGACTACTTCTTAAAGCTTTATTAATTCTAAAATAATCATTATCTCTGTACTGGTTTAATGAATCAGTCTCACCTTTATCTAGTTCTTTTACTTGGTCTTCATACATTAGGAAGTAATTCTCTCTCATGAAATCATCAGTAAACTTAATAGGCTTCCATTCTCCAAGATCTGCCTTCTTCTTTTCCAATTCTCCCTTTCTACTCTTCATTTCATTTTCAGCATGAAGCTTAGCTACTTCATTTTTGGTACTAGAAATGAACTTTTGAAGTTGATCGGTGGGAGTCTCTTTGGCATACTTTTTTAGTTTCTGTTCTACTTGTGGATTAGACTTTTGTTTTGATGGTTCTGTCTGATTCTCTTTCTTTTGTGTTGGTTCTTCTTCTTTCTTTGCTGAACCATATCTTTGACCCACTCTGTGAAGTCTTTCATTTTCAGGATTATTTGCATAGACACCACTTCTACTCTTTTCAATAATTGGTGGTTCATCTTGCCCAAATAAAACATCCAACCTACTCTTTGTTATGGAGTCTGTAGTATTATCTCTTATGATTTGGAGTAAGTCCATTATAGTCTCTTCTCTTTTAGCTTCTCCCAGTACCCATCAACTAAAATCTGAGAAATGTTTTCTTTAGTTAGAACATTTTTTCTAAAAATAACTTCAGCTTCATCTTCAAGATCAGCAAAAAAATAAGGACTTCTTGTCTTAAAAAGGTCTTTATTCTCTTTAACCCACTTCAAAAGTAATTTACTGAGATTAGTTGGTTGAGATTTCTTATCTTTGACTTGTTCTGATTTTGCAGCTTCTTTAACTTTCTCAGCCTTGCCTAAATAAACCCACTCTCCACCTTTTTTCTGGTATCTTTCACCACTCCATACAGCTATGTAGCCTTCAGGATGTTTGGCTTTCTCAAAGTTCTTCAAAATGTTTGACGAACCTAGTTCATCTTGTTTTGGAAAATCTTCAATTAATCCCATGTTATTGTAATTCTTTTTTTACATAACTGTCAAGATCTCTTAGAAAAGGATTACTTTGAATAGCCTTCTCAACATCTTGTTCTTCATTATAAGGGTTTTCATTATATTGTTCACCATTGCCTTCCGTAGCTACTTGGTTCGACTCTTGGTTGCCCATCATAGCCATTGACTTGACTTGCATATATGTTGAACTTAAAATCACATCTCCATCAGGTAATTTAGGCAGGTTACGACGGACACGTACTTCATTAAGAGTTTCAAAGTTAGTTACTTTCTTTATATCTCCATCTAATACCTTATCACCATCTTCTGGAGCTAAACCAGTCCAGACAAACTCATATCGATCATCTAATTCTGAAGTTAGAAACTTGTTGATATTTCTCTCCAAAAACTTCATCAACGGGATGAACCCTTTTTGTCTAGAGAAATCTAACTTTTCTTTTGTATTATCACCATTTAATCCACCACCATTTCCACTCTTTATGTCAAACCCTAATTCTGAAGGAGCTATCTTATATAAGGCACACAATATTTGGAGTAGCCAGTTCTGCCACTTTTCAAATTGCATATCTTGATTTGTGACTTGCATATTTATCCATTCCAAATTCTGGTCTTGTATAATAGGCACCCGATGTACATTCTGAATCCCATTAACCATGGCCAACCACTCCATACGGAATTGAGACAGCATCGAGTCCGAAATATTATTTGAAACTTTAAGAATCCCTTTTGGGTGACTTCCTTGACTAAAAAACTTACCGTTATAATCCTCGCTGTATAAGATGTAAGTAACTATCCTGATGAGATCTTCTAACTCTGATATCCCATAACCATTATTCTCTAACTGGGTGGACTGGTTTCTTATCCCAAAACATAACTCCCATGGATAGAAATCCACTATTGGTCTCATTTGGTATAACTGAATGTAAGCTGGAAAACAACCATTGACCATCTGTTTGCCTTTGTTCCTTGGGTCATTTTCATTAGTCCAATCTCCGGTTATTCTATAAGTGCCTCCGTCGGTGGCGAAATATTCAATCAATTCTCCTTTTCTGTTTCTGACTATTTCCCAGATCATCTGGTCCAATTCTAAAGAGTCTTTTACTGATTTTCTTAGGAAAGTGTCAAAATCATCTCTCTTCCATTTATTTGTCTTGGAACCAGCATCATTGATGAAGTTAATTAACTCTTCACACCTTCTTAATTCAGATGGGGTTGGCTTTTTCTCTTCTTTTTGAAATAGGGCTCTCTTCTTCCTTATAGTCCAGCCTTGTTTTTGTTCATCATCACTTACACCAGAAAAAGCTGTCACCTGATCTTTTCTTACTTCAATGATAGACCTTACCAGAGGAGTTCTGGCCATTCTTCTCAGTATGTTATAAGAGAGTTGTAAAGGAGTTTCTTTGTAACCTAACCCATTGTACAAATCAATGGGATCAATGATCATGGACTTTGGAGTACCAGCCTTATCAGACTGACCAGGTACATTCTCCATGTACCTTCTGGCTCTTAGGACTACATTGGGATTGTTAGACTTTAAGGCTTTCTCAAGGAGTATACTCTTTTCTACTTTTGTTACTTCTTCTTTCTCAAATACTTGTTCTAATTGAGTATAAAGATTGTCTCCTGATATCTTCTTTGCCATGATTCTCTTTCTTATGAAACTTAAATTTAAAAAAATTTCTTTAAAAGAAAAAGAACATAGACACCTATAACGTCTTACCTAGAGATCTTCTGGCAAACTCCCAGGCTTTACAAACACATCTATCAAAACAAGTTCTTTTTTCATAACTCTTATGAATATTACTAGCTAATCTTTCCATATCTGCCACCACCTCTTCTTAAGTCTCTCACATTCTAACATTTCTCGAATAGCTTTTCTTAGAGTTATGTCTATACCTACATAATTATCAGAATTAGTAATAGTAAATACACCATTTGGATAAAGATCTTTTATTGAATCAGCTTGCTTTTCATATCTCTTTCTTATTTTCTTTTTGTAAGCTTCTTCAGCATTATGATGTTTGTCAAACTTTCTATCTAGACCAATAGATTGAAGTTCCTTGAGAATAAGTTCAAATAAAGAATTTCTACAAATAAAATCATCACCTCTATTCTTTATCTTGACAGTAATTGCTTGTGCCAATTGTTCTGACAATGTTTGTGGATTATTCATACTAAAAATAAACTATGATTTCATGAGAATTTTTCTGAGCCTCCAAAGACTTAACAAAACTTTTACCTGGTAAATTTGAAGTAACTTTCAAATCATAACCTTGAACAGTAATTGTATTGAAATTAACAAATTGTCCTAACCCTTCTGGATAGATAACAGATAAATTTCTATAATATGCCTCAAGATCTTTTCCATCTTTTACATTCAAACAGAGATCAGTAGGTCCATACTCTGGAGTCTTGCTTAAAAATTCAATTACAGCATCATTAACTCTATTCCAAACATCATTCTGAGACTTACTCTTTAACTTTACTACAGCTCTAACACTCTCACCTTTAGTTGAATCAAGAAAGTCAACACTCTCAATTTCATCCTGAATCAAAGACTCTCTAAGTAACTTAATAATGGCTATTTCTAAACCTTCTTCAAAGACTACATAAGTGCTGGTATCTTCTTTTACTATAATTGGTTGATCACTACCTTGATGGTTCCAGTTTATGATAGGTGGCTTCTGTTCTGACTCTATAAAAGTAGCTTTTGATAAGTCAATCTCCTTGAAATACTTTTCACTTACATCTTTCAATACTTCTCTGAAGTGTTCTCTCTTACTATGATTGACTAAGAATAGATCTATTTCTTTATTCAGTTTCTCTTTCTCACTTTCATTTGGTAAGAATTCAACCAAATAACCTTCAGTTATACACCTGTCAATAAGAACATCATAGATACACCGTTGAACTCTATTGCTCTTTAATAATTCTGGGTGATTAGATTCAACCACTTCAATGTCCTCTTTGTTTAGTTTCAGTACAATCTTTTTCATTTCTTTATCTTTTAATTGGACAATCTGCTTGAATTATGGAGTCAATATCTACCATCAGAAAATTAAAATAGGCATTCTTGATTCTAATTACTTCATCTAAGCTGTCTATTTCATTAGCCATTGATTGTATGGTTTGAAGGTGGACTACTGTATCTCCGTTCTGATAAATCTCATAAATTGGTAATTCGGTATGATCTCTGAGAATATATTTCATATTCTCTAATTTATCTCCACGTTCTGACTTACAACCTACCAGAGATTCTAGTAAGGCAAAGAACATCAAGGCTAATACGAAAACTGCAAAAGGGTTCTTTTTCATTTTATAGTTTATTTATGAACTTATAGCTTTCCATTTTCTTGAAAAATCTAATCGCTACGGGGTTAGTTCCCCGCCGCTCTGCGGCGTAAATTTATATATTTGTGCATGAATAAAAGTGAATATATCCATAAATCGCACAATGTATCAGTATTGTTGTATCATTTTGTTTGTCCCGCCAAGTATAGGAGATCAGTAATTGATGAAAATGTGGATAATGGAATAAAAGAAATATGCCTTGAAATATCAGAACGATATCAGATACATTTCTTAGAAATTGGTACAGACAAAAATCATGTACATTTTCTGTTACAGAGTGTACCAACCTACAGTTGTACAAAAATTATAACAATAATAAAAAGTATTACGGCAAAAGAGATATTCCAACGATTTCCAGAAGTCAAGAAACAGTTATGGGGAGGGGAATTCTGGACAGACGGATATTTTGTAAATACAGTAAGCCGTTTTGGAGATGAGACAACAATATCGAAGTACGTCAAAGAACAGGGGATCGAAAAGGAATACAAAATGCTCCACAAAACTACCCAGTTAACCATCTTCTAGTGGGGGGGGCAGATACCCCGCTGCTCTGCGGCGGGGTAGTTCATTGAACTTGCCAATGTACAAATCATTTCTCTTTTTGAACCACGAAGAAGGTCTTTGCCAAAAGCTCTAGTATAAATAGCTTTTAGTTCAGCTACTGTCTTCTTGGACAGTCTTTCTTTATATTCTTCTTTCTTATTCATTAAATTAAATTACTGGCATCTTCTAGGACTGAAATTAATCCATCAAAGTCTTCACTTTCACCTAACATATCTGACAAGGCTTGAACAGTGATCATATCAACTCCATAATCCTCTGACATACACTCTAAGTAGTGTTGCCTGTCCTTATACCCACTTTCTATGTAAATGTCCTGCACTGGCATGAGCTGCATTTTTGATAATTTAAAATCTAGGGTATAAAGATATAATAATTATATTTCTAAAACAACTTTATCTTTATTCTGATAACTTATCTCTCTTACTCTTGGTTCTTTCTAATAACTTAGTCCACTCCTTATCAGCTTTTATTTTGTCTTTGGCAGAACGAGCAGACTCTTCTTGATCAACTTGGAACTGAGCTTGGTTTACTTCCAATTTTTTCTTCTTTATTCTGTTCAATAAAGTCTTTTGAAAATCATCCAATCCACCTTCTTCACTGGGTAAGACCTTTACTTCTTCTTCCAACTTCTCTTTCATTAATTGATCTTGATAATCTATTTCTCTGTTCCGTCTCTCTAAGTCATCGAAGTCATAAACTAACTTGGATGGGTGAAGTATAGGTGCGCCTTCATCAATCTTACCACCAAAACCAGTATGTTTCGCATAGTATGAGTTCTGCAGTCTATACAGTAAATACAAAGGGTTGCTTTTCTGGATAAAGGCAACTCTAGCCAAAATCATCTGAAGAATATTCATCTTGGCAAGGATCTCCATATTAATGTGAGCATTGATGACCTCCTCCACTCTGTTTGTAATATCACCATCTATTGTTATCTTATCTCCTTCTACTTCTCTCCTTATTTGTTCAATAGTTTGGAGTAGAAGCTTGTAATCTTCACTTTTATGAGATGTAACATACTTAGCTTTTCTATCTTCATAGAGTAATGCCAACTCCTCTAATCGTGATCTCTTCCAACCTAACCTTACTCCATCCCAGGATCTATTCTTCTCTATTTGTTTCTCTCTTATCTCCACTAGATGGATCCTACGAAAGGCTTCAATAGATGACTTCTCTAATGAAATCTCCCACTCCTGGTTAATGATTCTGTGGATCTCATCAATAGAATACATCCTGGCAAACATCTCAAACACTTCTCCTGATCTTATATCAAGTACTTGTGCCTGCCGTAATTGCCTGGCTGGGATCTTGAAGGCTCTTAACTTCCAAATAGAAGTCTTGCCTGAAATAACACGATAGGCATGAGCCTGTTCCAAAATAAGCTTTCTTTCTTCAGCTGGAAGGTACTGGATGTTTCTCTCGATATACTTGGTCGGGGTGGCCAGATCCACCATGATCTCTTCATCTGAGGTATCTACAAATCTATACTTAGGGTTGTCGAGTCTCTTCTTGTAGCCCAAGTATGTTTTGTAAGCTTCTGTATCAACTACACCTTCAGGATATACTATAACTTCCTGAGGCTGAATACATTTGTCCTCCTTTGCAATCTTTTTTACAATCGCCATTTCTGCTAAAAACTAAAATTAGAATCCTTAAATATATTAAATTTTCTCCAAAAAACCTTCCTCACCCTTCTTCCCAGTGTTCACAGACCTAAAACTTTTTGACCACTTCTTCGTCTAGAAACCTAGGTAGTGATCTAGACCATAACTAAGATACATCAACTTCAACAAGTTAACCAGAATTGGAGATAGAATTGTCTTTTGTCTTTACTAATGACTCAAAGCCTATTGCTTTCTGATAATGTCCTGACATTCTACACCTAGACCATCTAGAAGAAGTAATAATTCTCATGAAAACTCCACTTAAAACAACTCTATAACCTAAAGCACCATCATTCAGACCAGAACTTCTCTGATAATTAATCTTTCTTAATAAAGCACTTACTTCTTTATCTGGTAAATTGTTTAAGTTATAAGTTTGCATAATCCCTTACTTTTTTAAATCATTACAATCTATGGCATCATTGTTTGAACAGTAGTAGTTGTTTGTTCTATCCACATTGCACCATAACCAGAATAAGTGGTATCTCTGTATGTTTTAGTATATTGAGAGCATCTATAATACTTCTCTCCATGAACTACTATAAAGGGTTTATCAGTTATAAATCCAAATAAACTAATACAAATCAGAACAAATAACATCTTCTTCATTATCTTTATTATTAGTTTGCAGAATCTCTTCTTTTATTTATCCCAATATGCATTTACATCTCTAAAATTTGGATAATTCTGTTCTAGGTATTGTAAACACTTTACTTTTAAATCTTCTTCTATTTTTCTTGAATTCTCTTATACTCTTCTGAATAACACTTTTGCCCATTGTAATCAGAATACACAACATCACATTTAATTTGTTCAGTTTCAAAAATATCTTACCATCATAATCAAATACTCTGCCTACAAAAGGAGATTTATAGGCAATATACTCTCTATCTTCACTCTGTGAGTAATCACCATCCAAAAATAACTTTCTATTGACATTAAATCTTACTCTTTGTTCAAAGTCAATAAAAGCATCACGATCATAAAAACTTGCTTTATAAAAAATAATTGCTCTCTTTCTCTTTTTATCATTACCAATTCAGTCCACATTGAATGATTTGTTAACTTCTTCTCCCAACCTTCTGGCAGTCTTACTCCTAAAAACAAATCATCTCCTTTAGATGAAGTAAAAAGTCTTTATGCCCATCTTTCTGTCTGTTCCGCACAATCAGTTATCTCACTTGGACTGTTACATTCTCTAGGTAACTGACAAGATTCAACCAATTCTTTGTTGCCTTTGGCTTCTTGGATTTCTATAAAATCAGGCTTTTGACCAAATAACCAACCTACATGGAATTTCTTAGATGTATTCTCTGTCTTCATTCTCTTTTCTTTTATATTTATCACTGTCTAACATTGCTTCAACTCTTCTTAGTAACTCTGCTCTATTCTTTTCAAACCACCACTTATGACTTACTGAAACTATACCTTTACCAATCCGTGAATCAAGTACAACACTAATTCTTTGAACTTTTACTAATGCCCACTTTCTTTTTATGGCATCCCTTAGGGCTATAAGGAGATCTCTGTCAGATACTGAGGACAATTGACTATCAATTTGCATTCTCTTCTACTTTTTATTAATACAACAATGTTTATACTTCTTACCTGAGTTACAAGGACATAGACTGTTTCTAGCTATCTTTGGCTCTCTTCTTATATCAACCAATATAGCATTCATCTCCTCTTTAGACCTACCTTCAACATAAGACCAATCTCCAGAAAAGTTACGAATTGGCATAATCGTTTCCGGAGTTACTAATAAACTACTCATATCTTCTGAGACTGCCTTCACCTTACCCAGTGCCTTGAATTCATCTGGAGTAACAACCTGAATGGCTGCATCCCCAAACTTCTCTCTGATAGCTTGAATAGTCTTTTCACTATCATCTGAGCCATCATCAACTATAATATATCTTTTCTCTGTCATCTCTCTTTTATTTCCAGATGTCTATTCTGGTCAATCATTTTTACTTGAAACTAGATAGCACATCCCGATTACGACAACTATTTTTAGTAAAATTAAGATCATTATCTCTTATTTTTTAGTGGGATGGTCACTTCTTTAACTGTCTCCATTATTACTCTAAATAAAGAAGGGAAAGATTGTCTAAACTCTTTATTTCTATCTTTTCTTTTTGACATATGTTACTATAATTCTAACTAATTAACTTTTAACATACTTGTCATAACAACTCTACTTTCATGATAATATCTGCAAATAGCTTTATCTGATACTTTATGTTCAATAGTGTTATATGAACAAATATAAGAGGAACCAAAGGCTCTAACTGTAGAGGAACCAAAGGCTCTAACTGTAGAGGAATCAAAGGCTCTAACTGTAGAGGAACCAAAGGCTCTAACTGTAGAGGAATCAAAGGCTCTAACTGTAGAAGAACCAAAGGCTCTAACTGTAGAGGAACCAAAGGCTTCAACTGTAGAGGAATCAGAGGCTA